TTACTGGCAGCCGGGCGTCGCCGGCCGCACCGCGCACGCCCAACCCTGCATCGCCTTCAGTTTGTCGATTTCGCGCTGGTCGTCGCCGGCGACAGCGAAAACGCGCTCCGCAACCGCCGGGTCGAGGTCTGCGACGGCGGCGGCACCATCGCCCACGCCGGCGGCGCCGGCAGCTCCGGGCAGGCCGTCGGTACTGGCGGCAGTGCAATTCCGGACGGCGACGCGCAGCCGGTCAGTGCCAGCAGCGAGAGCAACGCGCAAGCTGCGATTTTCGGTTTCATGGTCGTTTCGCTCCTTCGTGAATTGTGCGTCGACGGCGGCCACCCGCGAGGCGGCCGCGTCGTGGGCGGCGATCGCGCGCTGTTCCGCGGCGAGCGCCGCCTGCGAGATCGTGGTCAGGTCGCCGGCGTGCCGCTGCGCGTCCGCCGCGCGCGCGGCTTGCTCGTCGGCGAGCTCGCGCGCGCCGATCAGGTGCTCGACGCCGGCGCCGGCCGCCGCGCCGAGCAGTGCGGCCAGCAGATACGGCCATGCGAATTTCAGGAAGATCATTTCGGCTCCTTCGCGTGCCGCTGCTTGAGTTCGTCAGGCGAGTAGACGAAGTCCGGCAGCAGGAACGCCTGCACGCTCCAGACCGGGTCGCTTTCCTCATGCCGGCCGTGGTCCTTGCCGCGGTGGTGCAGCGCGCACAACAGCAGCTGGTTGTAGACCGAGTCGACGAACGTCTCGGGCCGAGTCGGATCGAACGCATCCCAGTCGAACCCTTGCGTCAGCCTGATGACGTCCCAGACCGGGTGCTGCCGCGGGATCGGCACGACGCGCTGCAGCTTGTGGCTGAACATCGTGTCGACCTGGTTGAGCGCGACGCCGCGGATCCACTTCCAGTCGATCGCGTGCGAGAACGCCCACTCGAAGAACCGGTGGTGCGACTCGACCGCCTGATCGTCGCCGCACACCGCGCAGACGTAGCCGCCCTCCTTCTTCATCGCGCGCTTGCTCGCGCGGAACGTCGCCGACTCGGTGCGCGGCGCGTGGTCCGGGTAGAAGACGTCCTCGGAAAGCGTGCGGCGCGTCTCGTGAGTTTTCGTGGTCGTCATAGATCGCGCTCGCAGAGTGCACGCTCTTCGGCGCGCCGTTTCACCAGGCCGGGCAGCATGCGCCCGTCGGAATAGACCCATTGCGGCCGGCCCGCGTCCGACTGGTTCATCGCGCGGCATGCGCCGCGCCAATCGCCGGCGTTGAAGCGCTTCGCCGTCGCGCTGCCGCAGTACGCAGATGTGCCGACGTTGTAGGCGAAGCTCACCGCGGCCGCGAGCTGGTACGTGTGCCCCTTCAGGCTGGGCGTGCACTTCAGCACCGGCTCGGCATGCGCGATCAGCTGCCGCTCGAGCGATTCGCGGCACTCGGCCTCGCTGTATCGCTGGCCGACGACGACGTTCGTCGTGTCGCCCATACACTTCGTCGGAATGCCGACTGGGTCGAGGTAGCCGACCAGCTTCGTCCCCTCGAACTTCGGGACGATGGAAACAAGAAGGGCTGCCGTAGCAGCCCCCACAACACCCACCAGCGTCTTCTTCGGCACGTTAGCCATCGATCAGCTCCCTCTTCCCCTTGTTCTTGATCAGGTAGTACGCCTGCAGCCCGATATAGCCGAGCGTCGCCAACGCGACGTACCAGTTGATGTCGTGGCTCGTGAGCCACAACCAGAAATTGCTGCCCACCGCCGGCGCAGCTTTCGCCGCGCTCGCAACGACTTCGCTCTTCATCGAGCCCCCGTAATGAAAAAGCCGCCCGAAGGCGGCTGGTCAATCAGCGCATTGCGTTATTGCGGGTTCGTCCACGCGATCGCCTGGACCGCCGAAACCGAAGTGGCGGCGTTGACCTGTCCCGTCAACATGACCAACTGAGACTGGCACTTGTTGAGCCACGCAGCGAACGCGGCCACGACAGCCTGCGCCTGCTCTTGCGTGTGCGCCTTAAATGCCCATGCTCCGCCCGTCGCGCACCAGAGAACCCCGCCCGACGAGCAATTCGCGACCGTGTTCTGGTTCGTCTGATCGGTCAGCGTGCTCGGGTACGTATATGCCGATCCGAGCGCGCTCGACGTAAAGCCGGACGCAATCGCATTTGTGCAGGACTGATAGAGGGACGCGACCTGCGCCGACTGTGCTTGCGCGAGCAGTTGTGCGGCGCTCGGCGGCGGAACCTGCGCGAGCGCGCCGCTCACGACATGCCACTGGCCTTGTTGGCTGATGCACGTCTGCCATTCTGCATCGTTGATTTCGATAGCCTGGCCCCCTTCCGGTACCGGGCTGTCGATGCTGTCGTAGAACGCGGTGATGTTGCCTTGCGCGTCGAAGGCTGCGAATTTTTGACCCATGAACCTTCCTTAGTATCCGACAGCAATAACTTGAACCGTGGTGTTTGCCACTTGCGTCATTACCGTATAGGCTGAACGGGACGTAGCGACGCCTTGACATCCGACATAGCTGTTACCGTTATTTATTGATGACACGCTCATACCAAGGCAACCGGTTGGATATGCAATCGGAAAGTTATATGCGGTTTGGGCGTTTGCAGATGTCGGAGCAACCTGTGTCCATTGGATAATCAGCCCGCTCGGCAGCTTCTGGTAGCCATTGGTCAAGAGCGCGCCGACCGCTTGCCCAGAAATGACAACCCAGTTCGACCCGTCGCTCACCAATTGCGCAGACTGTGCAACCGTCAAAATGTAGCTAGACGACGAGTTGTTAGCCGAATAGATCGCTCCGATTGAGGTGGATAGCGTGACCGAATTGCTGTTGGCGTTAAAGATCGTGAACACCAGACCCGGAGTCAAAGGGGGCGGCAGCGCAATCGAATATCCAGAAGTTCCCCTCGCCTCGATAAACGAGCCCGTCTGGCTTGCGGTAAGCGTTGCCGACGCGGTAAGCGGAACAAAACCCTGAAAGTTGCCTAGCGCCTGCTGCACAAACGCCGTCGTCGCCAGTTTCGTGCTGTTATCGAACTGGGGGGCCGTGATGCCCGCCGCATTAATGGCGGCCTTCAAATTGGCCTCGAGGGTGGCTGTCGTTCCGTCATCGACTGCACTCTGGCCAGTCTGATCGACGATGAACTGCGCGAGAACCGCTGCCATGATGCTCGACTGGCGCCAAACCTTGTTGAGCTGCGGCGACTGCGCCGTTCCGGATTGGAAGCCGGTCTGGCGAGCAGCGAGTGCCGCGTAGGTTGCTTGGTCGATAACGTTCGCGGCACCACCGCCTCCGAACGGGAGAAAGTCATTGGTTGCCATCAATGCTCCGGAAAATAAAAAAGCCGCCCGAAGGCGGCTCAAAGCGTGGAATGCGTTGGTCGGATCAGACCGCCTTTCCCCAGGCCCCCGTATCGAAGCCGGCGACGAACTGGTTGTTCATGTCGAAGCCGAACATCGGGGCGCCGTCGACGGTCGTGACGATCGTGTAGTTGACGCGGACGCCCTCGGGCTTCAGTGGGATGTAGCCGCCGGCGAGCAGCGCGAGAAACACTGCGGACGGTACCTTTCCGGAGATCCCGATCGTCATCGACATGTCCTGATGGTCCTCGATGAACACGTGCGTGTCCGCGCCGAAGATGCTGTTCAGGATCGCGGCCGACTGCTCGAGCGTCCCGTCCCAGTGATTTGCGCCGATCTTGGCGCGAATGACCAGCCGGTACGTGTCGTCGTCGAGAACGGTCAGGCCGGTGTCGGGATCGAACGGCCCCTTCCAGATCCCCTGATCGAAGCCGAGCCCGGCGATGTCGAACGAGAAGTAGATTCCCGTCAGCGGTGTGCGGATCCGTCGCGACACGCCCACCCACAGGCCGACCGCGTCCAGCTGATCACCGACGGCGACGTCCAGATCGAACTTGCCGGGCATGCTCGCGAGCAGATTCATCTGGTCGACGAGCGGCTGCACGACGGCTGCCACGGTCGCCGCGAATCGCGGCTTGTCGCGGTGCTCCGACGTGATCAGTGCGGTGTAATCGTTCAGGTCGGCCATCAGGTCACCACCAGGGTCACGCTCGCCGGCGCGCAAGACGCCGCTTCGTTGAACTGCAGCCCATAGTCCGGCGCGCCGACGCCGCGCGGCCCACTCAGCGTCAGCCCGGACAGCTTGAAAGTCACGCCGCCGCCGACGCTGTTTGCCGCGGTCAGCGCGTCGCCCCACTCCACGCTGCCGGAAAGTCCGCCGCCGATCTGCACCCCGTTGATGTAGTCCGACACCGCTTGCTGGATCTGCTGGCCGGTCTGCGTCGTGTAGCCCGCGAGCGCCTTGAGCGTGACGGTGGGGGTGATTGGCGCGGCCGTCGGGCGGAAGAAGCGAATCGTGATCGGACGGCCATAGATGTCCGTGACGACGATCGCCGTCGTGCCATATGTGCCGGCCCCTGGCGTCTTCTTCGACGCGATCGCATTGGCGATTGCGGTCGCGTCGCCGCCCTCGACCACGAGCGAAATCGAATGCGACGGGATGCCGTTCGCATCTGTCGCGCTCGTGTCGTTCTCATAGGGGGCGTAGCGCGTGACGCCTGCCACGCTCGCCACCGCGCCAATGATCCCGTCGAGCACCGTCAGCGATGGGAGCGCCGTCGACACGGTCTGGCGCTGGCGCAACGCTGCGTCGGATTCGATCGGAGCGCCCGCAGCCGCGTCCGCCGGGTTCGTCACCGTCTGCCAGCCGAACGCTGGCGTCGCGATCTGGTTGATCGTGCCGGCGCGCGCCGCGACGGCGCCGATCGTCGCGCACGTCGCGGTGACGGTTATCGTGCCGCTCGGCGGGATCGTCACGGTCGCCGGCAGCAGCCATTTCACGCCGTTGCCATCCTTCGCCGCGCCGTTCGTGATCGTCGCGCCGGCCTGCCCGACGAGCACGAGGTCGGCGCTCGAGTACGACGCGACCTTCCGTGCGATGCCGTTGATCTTCACGTTGCTCGACAGCGCCGCGCCCTGTGCCGTAGCGGGGCTGAACGACTGGTAGATAGCGATCGCGACCGCGTTCACGTCGCTGATCGCCTTGGCGAACACGCCGATCAGCTGGCCGTCCTGGCTGTCGGGCTCCAGATACGTGTCCGCACCATAGATGGCTCGATACCGGTCCTGCATGTAGGAAAACGCTTGAGCGTAAGTCGGCGCCGTGATGCCGTTCGCGTCGATGGTGGGTGCGAGGGTCGTGAGAGTCACAATGTCGCCTGTACCGTGGTGGTGCCGTAGATGGTGTTGATCGTCGCGGTGACGCTCAGCTTGCGCGTCTCCGGTTCAACCGAGCTCGAGTAGCTCGCGATCTCGGTCACGCCCTGCGTGCCGAGGATGCACTGGCGGATCGCCGCGTCGTAAGTGCCACTGGTGTACTTCCCGAGCACGTCGGTCGCCCATGGCATGCCGGCAGTCGTGTCGAGGAACCATTCGCCGCGCAGCAGGCGAAGGCGCGTCAGCACGGCCTGCGCCACGGTCTCCGGCGTGTTCGCGAGGAAGTCGGCCGCGCCCCCGCCGAACGTGTAATCCCCGCCCGGATCCAATCGTCTGTATCGCATTCGTACCCCAAAAACGTTAGTAACGTTTGACGTTATTAACGCATTGCGTTATCATCGATCCATGATTACATCGTTCAACTGCCGTGACACTGAGGCGCTGTTCAATGGCACGCGGGTCGCCCGCTTCGTCAATTTCGAACGCGTCGCAATTCGCAAGCTTCAGCAGTTGCACGCTGCGGCCGATCTGGACTTCCTCCGCATCCCGCCGAACAACCGGCTCGAAGCGCTGAAGGGAGACCGGCAAGGCCAATTCAGCATCCGCATCAATGACCAGTGGCGCATCTGCTTCAAGTTCGCCGCCGGCCGTGCATCCGATGTTGAAATCGTCGACTACCATTGACCCACCCGGAGAAAGTCATGACCCGAGAAGTACCCCTGGCGACGCCCGGCGAAATCCTGGCGGAAGACTGGCTGGAGCCGATGGGCATCAGCCAATATGCCCTCGCGAAAGCGATCAATGTTCCGGCCCGTCGCATCAACGAAATCGTCAAGGGCGATCGCGCCATTACGGCCGATACGGCCGTACGCCTCGGCGCGTTCTTCAACGTCGACCCGCAGAGCTGGATGAACCTCCAGACGCACTACGACACCGAACTCGCCAAGGAAAAGATCGGCGACGACGCGCTGCGCGAGATCCGAGAGCACGCGCACGCCTGAGCAACCCCGCCCCAGAAACGACCAACCCCGCGCATTGCGGGGTTTTTCTTTGGCACGCCGCCTGCTCAGTTGACGGTGCCGCTGTTGCCACTTCCCGGCTGCACGCCGTTGTGCGTGTGGGTGTCGTCGACGCGCTTGCCGTTCGCCGTGATCCGGCCGATCACGTTGAGGATGCCGTTGAACACTGCCGCGGCACCGCTCGCGGCGCTGCCGACCATGCCGCCGACGAACGTCAGCAGACCCGTGATCGTCACGGCCGCTGAGAACGTCGACAGGGGCGCGACCACATCGAAGCCGCCCGGCGCGACGATCTTCACCTTCTGCAGCGTCGGATTCAGGTCGATGTACGTCGCGCCGTCGTCGCTGCGCAGCTGTGTCGAGCTGCCGCTCACGGCGGCCAGCGCGCGCGGCCGTGACCGGTAGCCGAGCAGCACGAACCCATCCGACAGGTCGTGCATGCGCAGCTCGGCCTGCTCCTGCACGCCGCCCGACTGCCACCAAGCGTCGATGCAGCGCGAGGCGAACACGACCAGGCACTCGTCGCCCGGCTTCACCGGGAACGTCAGCGTACAATTCCCGCCAGCCGGGAACTGCACCGGGCAGTCGACCAGCAGCGGCAGCGCGACGCTGGTAAGAGCGCCATCTGGGCCGCGCGCTCGCGCCTTCAGAGCCGGCTGTACACTGCAAGTCAGGCCGCCGGCGTCGAACGACTGAATGATGCCCGGCAGAGCCGTCCAGATTTCCGAGCGCTGACCGCGCAACACCGCGCGCAGCGAGGCCAGCGGGTCATCGACTCGCTCTTTTCTGTCCATGGAGAAAAATGAAAAAGACCAGCTCGATTTTGGCGATTGCGGCAACCATAGTCACCGGAAACGCATTCGCAGCCGATACTGAAGCCTATGTGCTCGCCAGCAAGCCCCCGGCATATGGAATGATCCCAGCGGCAAACATGATCTATGCGCTGATGTTGAAGGATCCCTGCCTGCTGCCGATTGCCAATGCAAAGAACATGCACATGGCGGCGATCTTCAACAACAAACTGCGCCCCGATCACCCCGATATTGGCTGCTGGGGCCGCACTCTTCATCCATCAAAAGCTGAGGTGTTTGTTATCGGGCCAACCGGGGAAATCAGCTCTGGTATGTCTTTGACGGCGTTCGTAAGAGCGACCATCAACCGCGATGGAGATGGAACTGCGCTGGGACCCGCGATTACGTCCGAGGATTTTCGGAAGAACATCGACGAATATCAAAAATCGACTCGTTAGCCATACGGCTTGATCACATCGAGTTTAGGCGGGACGGGACCCGAAATTCCCTGCTCGGCCTTGGTCAACAGATCGACATCGATTGGGGTGGCATCTACAGCAAGACAGATCGCTTCCGTGTACCAGTCATTGCCTCGCGTGTCGCCCCAATGCTCGTTCGACATCACGTAGTAGTAGCCGTCGGTTTTTTCGGGGCTATTGATCTTGTTTTGACCAGCAATAGCACCGTTCTCGGCTTGCTGTTTGTTGTTCAAACTGAACTCATACCGCTGAACGCTACGATTATCCAACTTGATGAGTCGTCCAATCTTGATGCTCGGGTTCAACAGCATCTTCACTGTGATGCCGTTCTGAGTTTGCTCGGGTAGCCCGACCATACCGGATTCAGACGTAATCGACGGTATCTCGCCAGGAACGTATGACGTTTCGGGAACCATCTGCAATTTGCCATCTTGAATCGACCACAGCGTCTGCGTCGAGCGCGCAACAGTTTCAAGATGATCGCGCGCCATTCCGAACATCACCTTGCCGCGCGGCAGCGGGCGCCCGCCGAGATCTGGCCGATAGCCCTCGGCCACGCCGTACTGCCCCATCGCGGCGGTGCACACCTTCACGTGATCCTCGGGCGTCGAGCCTGCCGCAAGCGTCGTGTTGACGATCGCGAAGTTGTACGCCATATCGCCGTCGGCCGCTGTGATGTCGAGGTATGTGTCGGTAGGGCTCTCGCGTCCGCGACGCACCTGAATCAGCGACCCATCGAAGATGATCCCGAAGTTGCCCTCGTAGCCAGCCTGCAGCACGACGCGCGAGAACTCGCGTTCAACCTTCTGCGCGGTGTTGTCCGCAACGTTGTATACGCGGATCCGCGCCGAGTTCGGCGTCTGAAGGTCGCCGCGCTGCACGCGGAACGTGAAGCGCAGTGGCGACAGATCGATGGCATCGCTATCGTTGCCGATGACCAGCGAGGCCTTCCGAAGGTATTGAGTCGTCATTCTCGTCTCGAATGAATGCCCTCGGACTTGCCGAGGGCTACTGCATCGTCAGTGATGAACCGATCCGTGATTCGCGTGATGCGCGTATCCGGTTGCTCGCTGCATCCTCACCTGATCGCGTGGCACAAGTTCCCCGAGCCTCGTCAGTCCGCGCATCGTGACGCGCACCTGCTCGCTGACGCGCTCATCGCCCGTTGTTCGATCGACGTATGGCGTGCTCTTGTGCACCAGATACCCGGCCTGCTGCTTGTCGTGATAAGCAAGCCACCCCGACTTACCAAGGCGCCGATATATCCATCCGTTCGCGTGCAACCATGCGGTCAGCTTGCTCGGCTGCATCTGCAGATTGCTGGCAGCGTCGCGGATACACAACGAGCCTTCAGCGTCGGCAATCCGTTCGAGCGTCTCGACTTTCGGCGCCTGCTCGGCCACCTTGGCATCGAGCGCCTTTTTCTCCTGCTCGAGTGCAGCGCGCTGCTCGAACTGCTCGGCCCACGCACGCGCCGCCTCGGCCGGGTTCGCAAAGTTGGGCAACGCCGGCGCCGCGACCTTGACCCCCGAGACCATTTCGTCGTAGGCCCGGATCACCTTCAGGTGGAATGCCGGGCTGATCCACATCGCGTAGGCGTAGACCAGTTCCTTGCAGACATAGGTGCCGGGCGCACTTCCTCCTCGAATCGACTCGGAAGGAGCAAACGCCATTTCTGGCGTTAGCTCCGCGCGAAGCGCTTGGTAGCTATCAGTGCGCGTCCACCGGTTTGGCGCATGACGCTCCTCTCCACCGGCTGACCGATGGAGATCGTTCAAGCAGTACCGGCCTTCGGCGTCGGTACGAATGGCAACGCCAGTGATCGTGAGCGCGTTCATCAGTGCACCTCCCGGCTGACCGACAGAACGTCCGCACAGCCCGCGTCGAGCAGGTCCTCGGTGTTCTCGGCGACGAACTGGCCGAGCGCCGCGAGGTCAACGGCAACCTTCGAGGACTCGCCGGCCGTGGCCTTGATCGCAACGAAGAGCGCGTGCATGTAACGGAGGTGGTTGTCCATCATGCTCGAAAGATCGACCACGCGCCGTTCGAGCGGCCGAGATTGCTGCGCCTTGCTGTTGTTTGATGCCGTGCTATCATTTGCCATGACCTTTGTTCCTTTGCTAGGGGTTCACTGCGTCACCAACGCCTGACCGGTTGCCGCCGGTTGGGCGTTTTCTTTTTGATACGCGCTTTCCAAGCGCATGCACACCTCCGCCGATACGGATCTGAATTGCCGTTGAGCAACGTCCACCAGCCAATCCCGAACTTCCGGACGCACTTTCACCGCAAGGGTCACGCTACGCTGACTGCTCATCGTCTATACTCCCGTACACATTCGTCATCAAATGTCCTGATGTGCTCATCATAGAGTACATCAAAGTACATTGCAAGACATTCATGTACTTTTATGAACACAAGAGATAGCATCGGCGCGCGCATCGTCCGATCTCGTGCTGGCCTGAAGCTGAGCCAGGCCGAGCTAGCCGCTCGTATAGGGATAGCCCCAACACAGCTATCCCGCTACGAAATGGGGAAAAACAAGCCTCGCCCGGAGATGATCCAGCGTCTTGCCGAGGCGCTGAACGTGCTCCCCGAATGGCTCGAAACGGGCGAAGGCAGTGTCAACGACATCGAAAAAGATGACCCGGGGCAACGGGGACGGGTTGTGACCGTGAATCTCTCGGACGAACAATTCGTCGCGCTCAGAAGGCTCGCCGTGGAATCCGGAAAAAGCGTTAGTGCGCTACTCAGCGAGACGGCGTCATACGTGCTTCTTTCCAGAATTGGCAACGAAAGCCTTTCCGCGAAAGATGAGAAAATCGCCAGGAGAGTCGCAGAAATCCTTGCAAAGGAATATGGCATCGCCAAGCCGGCATCCGACGATGCCGAGACCGAAGACTCTAATCCGTAACCCAATACAGCTTGCTTCCGACGCCGAGATCATCAAACGTCGGAACGTGGTCAGGACTTTCGGCGCCCTGAACCCACAACCGGCCGGCAAAACCCAGATGTCGGTGTTGCGCCAGCAGGTCGACGCCCGCGACGAGCGGGATGCCGTTCACGAGCGGCGTGCCGCCGGCGTCCGCGATGTCGAGCACCCAGCCCGCGCCGCCGGCCGCCCGATACTGCACGGTCATCCGGTAGTCGACACCGCTCAGCGTCACAGTGAAGCGCTGCGGCTGCGGCGACAGCGGGATCTCGTAGACATTCATACCCAAATCTCCGGAGGTGCCGCGCCGCCCGGTGCCGGCGTCGCTGGTGTTGCCGCCTTGACACCCGCGTCCTGCGTCTCGGCCGTCGCGGCCGGGTTCGCTTGGTTCTCCCGAGGCGGCAGCTTAGTCACCTGCGTCTCGACGATGATCACCTGCTTGCAGGTGGCGGTAACCATCAGTGCGCCCGACGTCTTCACGTCCGTCACGACCGTGAGGCCCTGCAACAGCATGTTCGAGTACTTCCGTCGCGACGTGACAATGTCAAAGGGCTGCCGATCGCTTTGCAGCTTCAGCAATTGACTGTAGATGCCGTCGATGTAGCTACCCGACGTCATCGAACCAGATCCGTCGCTCACGAACGGCTTGATCGCGGAGCCGAGCAGCGCCGCATAATCAGCGTTGCTCCAGCCGCACTGGATCACAACCTCACGTGGCTTCTGGTACGCGTGGTCGTTGACAGGTGCGCCTTTCTCGACCGGATGCTCGGTGATCACAAGCTCGTCGCTGTACCGCTCTTCGATAGTCGCCGAAATCGAGATGTCACCGAGCTTCTTGGTCGCGAGCAGGATCATGTCGAGGCCAAGGTTCACGTCATCACTCCCTGCATGTTGCGCATCGCCCCATCGGCAACACCTTTCTGCTCGCGAGCGACGGCGCGCGCGGTGGCGTTCGGATCAGCAGTTCCTGTCACCTGAATTTTCACGTCCTGATTGAGCGAGATCGACCGAGCACCGGCGCCGGCAGTCACGGCGGCCGGCCGCTGATACGTCGCACGAGCGTTGTTCAACGCCGCCTCCGCCTCTGCCCTGCTGATGCTCGCGCGATTATTTCCCTTGCCGGCGTAATGGCTGCGGCCTGTGTCCGGATCTGCCACGCTCGCCCATTCACGAGACATCGCGTGCAACGCAGCCAGCACATCGTCGCTGCGGCCTTCGATGTAATCCGCGATCGCGCGCCGCTTGTTGCGCACCAGGTACTCGCTGAAGATCCGGTCCTGTAGCTTCCGGTCGAACATCTCGCTGCCGTTCAGCTTCATCGCGCTCGCCGCTTCGGACAACGTGCCTCCGATGATCTGGTAGCGGCCGGCGGCATTGAACTGGCCGGCGCGCTGCGCCGCCATGACCTGCGCCAGCGTCATGCCCTCGAGGTTCTCCGTCCCAGACCGGTATCCGCCGCGCGCGCCGCGGTTGACGCTGTTGTAGTCGCCCTCGCCACGCGAGATCAGGCGACCGAATGCCGAGTCAGCAAGACTCGACATCGTGCCGGCGACCCCAGGCGGCGCATCAGCGACTGGCTGCTGAGAGGCCGGCGCGGCAGCTGCCTGCTGCTGAGAACTCGGCGCGGATGCCGATCGCGGCGCCGTCAACTTCGCGCCGCCGCGGTCCTTCACGCTGTCGATCTCCGCCTGCGTGTAGCCGCCGGTCGCGTCGAGACCGCGCCGGTCCTTCAGCGTGAGGATGTCCCACAACGAGCGGAAGCGGCCGCCCGACAGTTTCGTGATCAGGCCATCGATCTGGTCGCGCACGCCGTCACCGATTTTCCAACCGAGGAATGCGGCACCGACCGCGGCAGCGCTCGACGCGAGGGCCGCAAGCTCGACACCCATCGCTGAAAGCAAACCAGTTGCGCCGCCAGCCGCAGCACCACCCGCACGCAACGCACCCACAATCTTCCAGAGACCGCCGGCGATCCTGAAGACGCCGAGTGCCTTGAGCGCAAAGGCGAGCAGCAGGATCTTCGTCGACCAGCCGTCGGTGCCACGATCGAGCTCGACGAACTTGTCTGCCAACCACGCCAGCGGTGGCCCCATCACCTCGGCGGCCTTCAGCACTGCGTTCGCAATGTCGGCGATGCGATTCGCGATCTCGTCGCCGTGCTCGTCCATCCATTTCTGGAAGCGGTCGAGCTGCGGGCCGATCTTCTGCAGCATCGCGCCCTCGACGCGGATGCCGAGGTTCTCGAACGTCGTACCGAGCCCGCGCAGCTGCGTCATGAAACGGTGCGAGTCGTCGGCCGCCTTGTCCAGGCCGGTCGTCTTCGACATCTCGCGGTACTGCTTCAGCAGCTTCTCGAAGTCCCCGTTGCGCATCGCGAGCATCAGGTTCTCGTCGATGCCGAGGATGTTCCCGTACTGGCTCGCGAGCCAAGTCGGCTTCTTCGCCAACGCGCCGCCGAGGTCGGACATGATGTCGACCGTGTCGCGCAGCTCGCCGTTGGCATTGCGCGTCTGCACGCCGAGCGTCGCAAGATAGCCCTCGCCGGCCGGGTTGTTGCGCAGGAAGCGCGCGAGGTTCTCGATCGTGCCGGTGGCCGCCTCGGTCGAGACGCCCATGTTCCGCGCGGCGAATTCGAAGCCGCGCAGGTTGGCCGCCGACGCGTGGGTGCGCTGCGAGACGAAGTACAAGCGCTCGAGCTTCGACGCGAACGCCGCGACGCCGGCGCTGACAGTCAGTGCCGCGCCGGAAATCGTCGTGATGAGCTGCTTGACGCCCTTGGTGGTGCCCTCGACGCCTTCCTTGAACTTCTTCAGGCCCTTCTCGTCGACCTTGAAACCGAGCGCGACCAGGAATTCGCGGATGACGACGGAATCAGCCATTTTCTCTTTCCATCTTGCGGCGGAACGCCGCTTCGTTGTCTGCCTGGACTGCGATCGCGTCGTTCATCAGCGCGACGTCATCGAGCCCGAGCGTGCCGTCCAGCAGCGATTCGTACTTGCACCAGCCTCGGGACACGGGTTGGAGCAGCCAGTCCTCGCCGCCGGGCAGCGTGCGGATCCAGCCTAGGTCGCCGCCGGGCTGCTCGCTTGGCTGGTAAGCAGCCCGCTGATAAAAGGGCCGAGGTTCGCCACGACGACGCGCACGACGAGCGGCAGCATCACGTCGATGCCGATGTCGTCGAACATCGACGTCTTGTGCGCTGTGGACCACACCTTCGCCCAGCCCGCACCCTGCCACCGTTCGACGACGGACAGGCACGTGCCGAACACGTATTCCGCGTCGTCGTCCTTCAGCGCGGCCAGCGCGTCGGCGAACGGCTGAAGCACCGGCGCGATCGCGTCGACCAGCGACAGCAGGTCACGCGACTTGTCGGCCGCGGGCGAGGCCACTTCCTCGCCAGGCGCCCCGCCTTCGGCGAGCGCCGCAAGCGCGGCGTTCGCGCGCGCCTGGTCGCGCGCGACATCGGCCGCTTCGAGTTCGGCATAGAACTTCACCAGCACCGGGATCATCGGCGGGATGATCGGCGCGATGCGCCGCGACACGTGGAATTGCTGCATCGCGCTCAGCTTGCCGATCGCGTACCGCACGCCGTTGAGTTGGATTTCGGTCGCCATGTTCAATACTTCCCGAGCAGACCGTCGATCTTGATGCAGTCGAACACCCATTCAAGGATGTCGCCTTCCTTCGCGTACTTCAGGTCTGGGGCTTTCTTGAACGAGCAACTGCGCGCCGTCGTCACGTCGCCGGCGGCCGTCTGGCGCACCTCGATCAGGTTCTTCCCCCACAGTCGGCTGTCGAGCGATTGCGCGGAGTAGAGCGCCATCAGCTTCGCGTTGATCGGCGCGGTCTTCAGGTAGCGCAGCGTGATCTGCCCGGACTTGTCGGCGTGCAGGCTGTGCATGCCCTCGCCGTCCGAGCCGATCGTCATCGTGTTCTTGTCGCCGGCGCGCGCGATCGTGATGCCTTCTTCCGCGGTCGCTTCACCGTAGCCAAGTGAAAATGCACCACCCGGTCCGACGATCGTCGCCGCGACATCCTGAAAGCTATACGTTGCCATCGTGACTTCTCCCTTTACCGGTTGACCGTGACCAGCACATCGACGCTGTGAATCGCGCCGGCTTCCTTCGCTGCAATCTGGAACGGCACCGCCTTTCGTGCCTCACGATCAGCCTGTGACTGCGTCGCGATCGGCGGGGCGTAGATGTAGTAGCCCGTCGCGAGCGTGTCGCCCTTTGAGATCGCGCCGAAGCCGTCCGAATTCCAGACGCCGGCTGCCAGATACCCATTGTTCACCGCTGCCTCACACCCAGTCGCGAGGACCGCCGCGAGGCGCGCGTTGCCCGGATCCGTTTGCGGGATCTTCGTGGGACTTTGATAGAGGTCGTTGTACAGGTCCGTCTGCAGACGGTTGCGGAACCAGATCGCGTTGTAGACGGAGTCCGCAAAGATGCCGCTCGGCGTAACGCCGTACTGGATGATCGACGTGTCGTTGCTGTAGTTGACAAAGACGTTGCAATTCTTCGCCTGTAGGGTGTTGGCCTGCGTGGTCGTGAGTTCCTCGGCAGCAACGCTCGGCTCCTGCTTAAACATGAGGGTGATCGTCGTGTTGTTGGCGTCGAAGTTCACCGTCAGCAGCCGGCCGAGCAGCGACGAGACCGCGTACGGCGTCGAGCTGGAGTACTGCAGGATGGTGTACTTCAGCTGCAGCGCTTTCAAGCGGCTCGCAAGATCCGTGGCGACCGTCGAGTCGAGCGACTGCGGATTTTGCGTCGTGATCCCGTAGATGTGCGCTTGGTCCGCTTCGATCAGTTCCGCGACTGCAACGTGCTGGTCGTCGGTGATCGAGGCGTCGGCGAAATCCAGGCCGAGGAACTTGTTCGCGAATCGATCGAGGAATACCGAGGCAGCGGCGACGGGCTGCTCGGGTGCGATGCCGTCCGCCGGCATGCCGGCGAGGCTGCTCGTCAGGCCGAGCATCGCCGAGATATCGGTACCGGTGCCCGGCGCCGTCGCATAGCCGACCTTCGAATTCGTGCCGGTCGTGTTCGACGTCACGACGAACCGCGAACCGGTCCAGGCGATAGTCGCGCCCGTCAGCTTGGCGTTGATCACCGTCGCCACGCCGTTCAGGTTCGTCTGTGCCGAGAAGTCGAGCCCCGTGACCGACTTCGCCGCGCCGTCGACCGTGATGCTGAACGCGCCGGTCGTGACCGCATCCCAAACCGCGATGTCCTGCTGCGCAGCCGACAGCACGCCGCCGCGCAGCGAGCCGGCCGTTGCCGTCTTCGCCCACCGACCGATCAACAGCGACTTCGGCTGCGGCACCTGGTTGAAATACAGCGCGGCGGCGTAGTACTCCGGCGTGTTCGTGCCGAAGTCAGGCGTCACCTCATCGATGCCGCCGTACGAGCGCGCGCGCTCGTTGGTATCGATGATGGGCGACGGGCCGAGAATCAGCCCTGTGTTCATGTTCGCGCCCTGCGCCGCCAGCGCGGCGAGGTTGATCGTGACGTTGATCAGGCGCGATACCGGCAATCCGTTGGACATGCTGGTCCCCTACGAGTGGATGTTCGAAGTGCCGTCCACCGGCGTCGACGAGTCGGTCGTCGTCGCCACGGTGGCCGATTTAAGGTTGAGGACCGCGTAGGTCCGGGTGATCTTGCGGCGCAGGGTCACGGTCATGTCGTAGCGTCGCACCCACTGCTGGTTCACGAAGTCCGGCACCGCGCGGATCGGCCCCACGCCGATGAAAGCCATGTCGTCCTTCTGGAGCTGCTCGCGGTTCTGCGGGATCGCGAGGCCGTCGGCGAGTCGCTGCACATATCCCTTCGCGCGCGGGCCGTAGAACGTGCACAGAACGTCGATGTCCTGGTGCCGGATGTACGTGTCGTGGCCGTCGCCGGCGCCGTCGTGCTGGATCGCCGGGCCGGCGTCCGGCTCTTGCTCCTGCACTCCAAATGCGCACCAGTCGACGGACGGTTCAGGTTGTTTCGGGACGGTTCGCTGCCAGCGCGGCCGCACGAGGTCGCCGGGCAGCGCCGTCACGCCCGCGATCAGGTCGTGGACCAGATCGTCGAGAGCATCGTCCTCGTCCGGCGGCGCATCGACGGCTGGCGCCAGGTATCCGCCGGTCGAGCTGTCGGTCATGAGGTCCCCGCGAGAGGTTTCAGGTCGCACGTCGCACAGACGAAGCCGCGGCCGAAGTGCGAGTAGTTGTTCACGTTGACGACGGTGTACGTGACGCCGGCCCAGATCACTTCGTCGGCGTCACCGCCGGCTGCGCCGTCACGCAGCCTGAATGGCGTGTGCAGCGTGATCGAGCCGATGATTCGGCTGCCGTCGGCGTTCCGATGCAGGATGTCGCCCTTGTCGCTGGTCACGACCGCGGAGAACGGCGTCGATGTGGGCGTGTTGTGCGCGCGCCCTTTCTCGTCCGTGACCTGCGTCATGCGGTTGCAGATCAGCCCCATGTCCATAAAGTCGGGATCGAGCAGGACGTCGGTGACATCGAGGAAGGCCATTGCTGGCTCCAATGCAAAAGGGCCGCGCGAGGCGGCCCTTGGGATGAGGATTGCGGAGTGCTACTTCTTGCGGACCACGTACGTGATCGAGTTGCGGTACTGGGCAGTATCGACCAGCGTGTTCTCGCGCATGACGCCGCGGCGCCGGCGCGCGGCCAGCGTCGAGTCAGCGAGCTTCGGTTGGATGTTGCTGTTGACCTTCGCGCGCACCGAGTTCTGCGCGACGAGGCCCGCGCGATTCAGGCTGCGCTCGACCTTTTCGAGATCGCCATCGAGCGCCGCTTCGACGCCCTTTTGCAGCTGCGGCTCGAACTTCGGCCTCGCGTCCTGCACACCGGGCACCAGGTGCTGGCGCGCCGGTATGTTGTTCGCCGGCGAGCCGTTCTCGAGGATGTAGCCGATCTCGGCGTTGCTGAGCGGCTCGCCCTGGTCCTTGCGGCCCGCGGTGCTGTCGGGCACGCCGACGAGCACCTCTTTCTGCACGAGCCCGGCGATCGACTTCAGGATCTCGTCGAGGCGGTCGAATGTCATGCCCATGGGGTTCTCCCGATGGGCATCGGCGGCGTTACAGCTGCATGCCGCCCGCGCCCATCATCTGTGCGAGGCTGAGATACCGGACGCCGTACATCGTGCCGTTCCAGAATCCGCCATCCTTGATCGCGACGGCTGCGGTGTCGTAGCTGGCGCTGACCTTGTCGACGGACTTCGACGACTGCGGCCCGGTCACCTGCCCGGGCACACCGCCGATCGCCGCCGTCTTTTGATCCTTGGCCGCCAGCGCGAGGTGGTGTGCAGTGACCAGCGCGACACCCAGGTCAGTCAGCTCGCCCCAGCGCTCAGCGTTGACGAGCGAGACCGCCACGGTCAGCCAGAACTGCACGAGCGGGTCGGAATACGTCGTTGCGTCGAACTCAGGGAACGACTGTCTGAACTGGGATACGTCCACGGGTCACCTCATCGAATGGTCGGGTGCCCGGCGCGCGCCGATCCGGCGCGCCGCCGGGAGGCCATTATGCCTTCTTCCCGCTCCCGGACTTCTGCGTCGCGCTGTCGGTTGCACCGTCCTTCGTGGCGGCGCTCGCGGCATCCTTCTGCGCTGCCTCGAAAGCCGCGGCGCGCGCGGCGAGATCCTGCTCGCCCGATGCAACTTTGGCTTCACGCGCGTCGAGCGCTGCCGCGCGCTCGTCGAGCCCCTTGCCGTACACATCGAGTTCGGCGCGCAGCTTCTCCAGACGCTCCGACTCGGCCTGCAGATCGGCCTTCGCCGACGCGATCGCCGCGGAGTCGGCAGCGGCCTGGGCCGCTGCATCGTCATCGGTCGCCTTCGCGTCGGGGACGCCGGCCGGCATCGGACCGATGTGCGCTTTCGCGTACCAGTGGTCAGCGATGAAGTCCTCGACCTCCTGCACCCCGGCCTCGACACGGCGGATGACCTCCTCGCCCTCGTGGAGAAGTCGGATCGTGAATGCCGTCAGAACGTTGATCTTCGCCATCTTCGCCATGTCAGATCCCGTCCCGGTAAGCGGCCGTCGTGCCGTAGCGCCATTCGACGCGGCCGATACGCGACCAGTAGGTCGTGATCTGGAACAGCGAGCGGTACTCGGGCGGCGTACGCTGCAGGTCCGTCATCGGGAACTGGACGTACTTCTTGTCGCTGTTGTACGCGACCATCCGGTCCACCGTATTGAGCTGGCCCTGCGTGCCACCGGCGCCGGCGCCGATCAGCCACTTCAGCTCGAGGATTTCCAGCGGCGTGCCCTGCTGCGTGCAGATGTTGTTCTCGAGCAGGTACGTCAGGATCGACTTGCTGCCGGCCGTGCTGATGAGGCGCGACGCGATGCCGCCGAGAGTTGCCGGCGGCAGCATCAGGCGGTTCGGCTTCACCTTCCAGCCGGACGCTTGCCACGCCGACGTCAGGATCTCGTTGACGTCTTTCAGGATTTCGTCAGGCGTCTTCGTATTCCACTGCGGCGAGCCGCCCGCGCCGTTCGCGACGTTCGAAACGCTCCCGACGGCGCCGATCGAGTTCACCAGGCCGGTGAAGTTCATCTGCGGATCGCCGTAGTAGACGATCTGGTCGAGGTCCATGTTGCGCTTCATGTTCATCGCCTCGACCTTCTGCGAGTCGATGGGCATGCCGAGCGCTTGCGACTTCACGAGCTCGGGCACCGTGTACTTGACTTCGGCACCCCAGAGCAGCATCGGCTGTGCGGTCTTGCCGATGTCGACCGACGGGCCCGCCAGCGCGTTGCCCTCGTTCGAGATCCAGTTCAGACCGTTCGGGTTGATACCGCCGCTCATCCCGAACGCCGAGTTCGTGAACGACGCGACTTCGTCGGCCGCCGACACGTCGCTGCGAATGTAGATGTCGCGCGACCAGGTGTACTCGACGAGCGGCTCGTTCAGCGTCTGGTCGAGGCGTTCCAGCTGGCCGACGAGGAACGCGCCGGTCGAGTCGATCGTGGCGCGGTCGTAGGTGTACTGCTGGTCCTGCGTGCGCGCGCGGATCAGTCGGCGCGTCGCGTCCGCGACGGCCGCCGACATCGGGATCGACGCCCCGGCCCGGCGCAGGTGCTTCAGTTCAGACATGTCCATGTAATGGCTCCAGAAATGCAAAAGCCCCGCAGTTGCGGGGCTTCGGGTGAAGCGCTGTTCAGCGCCGGATCAGATGTTGACGGCGATTTCGGCGACGCCGTACGAGTCGGCCGGCCCGGTGAAATACCAGTTCGACGGCATCGCGATAGTGTTCGTGCCGTCAACCGCCGCCTCGAAACCACCGAGCGGCTTGCCGGCGGCTGCCGCGGCGACGCGCACGTACACCGTGCCGTTCTTCGTGGCCGGCGCGGTACCGCCAAGCGCGGCGTTGAAGTAGCCGCGCTTGAGGATGTCGGTCGGGCCGCTGGTCGGCGGCGTCGACGTGCCGAGCGGATCCGTGCCGTTGCCCTGGATCGGGTACGCGCGCAGGTTCACGCCGTAGACGCTCGCCGCAGCGTCTGCCGCGTTGTTGATCGGCTGGATCTTGCCGTTCACCATCTTCACGGGCACGCCGAACGCCGTCGGCGGTGCGGCCGGATCGATCAGCTGCGTCTCGATCGTGGCGACTTCGGCGCGCTGGAGATCGCCGGGGAAGCCCGCCGGCATGCGGAATTGATAGGCTTGATACGAGGGCATGTCGGCTCCTTACTTGCGGTTCTTCCAGAATTCCGCGTGGACTTCGTTGATGTCTTTCCGCCCAGCCTGAGCGGAGTCGCTCGTCCGGCGCTGCAGCACACCCGAGTTCTTGCCGCGCACCAATTCGGAAGCGGCGTTGAAGAACGCCTGAACCGCGTTGCACGGCATGCCCGAGATGTCTGCGCCGCCGGTCACGGCCTTGACCGCTTCGGCGTTCTCGTTGTCCATCGCGGCGCGCAGCGCGCGGCGGCGCAGGACGCAGATCGCGTCGACCGTCTTCTTGCGCACGGCCTTTGCGTCGAACGTCGGCAGGCGGACGCCCGGGGCGAGGATCTCGGCGCGCGAGAGCGCATCCTGGAACTCGTCGCGCAGCGCGGTGCTGTCGCCGGTCTTCGTCCCGCCCTGGTCGCCGCCGCCGGTGCCCGTGCCGTCGTCATCGGTCGTCCCGGTTCCGTCGTCTTCGTCGTCATCGTCGCCCGTCGGCGTACCGCCGCCCTCGAGCTTCGTCACGCGCTCGGCGAGCGCATCGATCTTGCCGTTGGTCGCTTGGACCGCATCGAGCACCTGCTTGAGCGGATCGCTTTCGCCACCGCCCGCGCCTTCGTCGCCGGTTGCCGCGGCGCCGGGTTTCGGATCGCCGGCCGCGCCGGGCATGTGAATGTGAATCTGGGGCTGGCCGTTGCCGCCTTCGCCCTCGCCTTCGTCGCCCGTCATCTCGTTCGCGACCTTCTCGAACGTGTCCGAGTCGCGCGTCATGAACGCCTTACGCAGCTTCTCGAGCAGCGTCGACTGCTTCTTGTTTGCCATGCTGGAATCTCCTGTCGGGAGTAGGTTGGAAGCGCTATCCCCGATGGAACACACGGGGCCGCAGCGGGCGTTTTTCACGAGGGCGACGTGGTTGCCCACGATCACCACCTGTCGCGCCCGCCCAGGCGCAATCTGCTCGTAATCGGCGTCGTAGCCGTTGCTGACCTGATCGAGCGCGTCGGGTCCGTCGCTTTGCACGCGGCGGATCGCCTCGGCATCGGTGATCAGCAGGTCGGCGAGCATCAGCTCGGACTGCGCGCCCTCACCGCGCCGCACATTGCGGACAGTTCCTCGCGCGACCGACATGTAGTTCGCGGGCGTGACGAAATCCGGCGGGTGATCGATCGTGATCGGCTTGCCTTCGAAGCTGGCAAGCGTCTCGGGGCTGAACAGCACGTCGGCCGTGCGCTCGGCGACGATCACGCCGTCCTTCGCCTCGAGCTCCGGCAGCTCGAAGTAGGCGTAGTCCTGCGAACCGACGCGGGCGATCGGCACCTCCTCGCAGAGCAGGAAGCCTTCGGGCGTCAGCGAGCGACGCGTGCCGATCTTCTCCGCGGTGAACATGCCGGATGCGGTCACGCCGTCGCGTGTATGCGCGCGAGCGCGCGCCGCGTGCGAACCGCAGGTGCACGCGTGGTCGATGGTGTAAATGCGCATGTCAGCCTTCGAGACGGGTTCGGACGCCGCGCGCGACGACGCGGCGGACTCGCTCGTAATTGGGCTCGGCTCGGGTGAACCGGCACCATACGATCAGGGCCCGGATGTACAGCGGCAGCCACCAGGCGGTGCGCACGCGGAACGTGAATTCGTGGGTCGTCGTGGTCAATTGCTACCCCAAACGATGCCCATCAGGCGATGGCGCCTCCCGGCGCGGACGTAAATGCACCGCCCGAGGATCTGCAGATGCGCGAGCTCGCCGTGCCGCCTGTATTTCAGAAGCCCGGGAATTCGGAGAATGCGAGGGGTCATGTCAGTCCTTGGGGAATACAACTTCCGGAAAGCACCGGCATCCGTAGATGCAGCCAGCGTGGGCACGGCGCCCTGTGCGCCGATCAGCGATGGGCGGGTTGTCCCACGTGATGAATTGGCCCTCGAGGATGCGATGGTCCTCGCGGACATCAGAATCGCCCGAGGTGCGCCAGAAATACCCCGGGCTGCCGACGTGCAGCGCGCGGGCCTCGGTGAGCGACGTCGCGGCGCGCGATACCTCGGCCCGCGCGATCAGGTCGGCGCGGCTCTTCGCGACCTGGCCAGACTCCTGAATCGCCTTCGAGATCTGCGCCGCACGCGTGCTGTCGACCATCCCCTCGATGGTCAGCTGGTGCACACGCTCGGCGGCCTCCAGCGGGATCGACTTGATCAGCGTCACCTGCTCGGCCATCAGCGCGCGCAGCGTCTCGCCGGTTGCCGCGTTTTGGATCTCGTCGCGCAGCGCGCGCGACATGTCGGCCGCCTGCTGCATCCACGCCTGCTCGTCGCGACGGTTCAGGTCAGCGAGCATCCGCGCCGCGGTCGCCTCGGCCCACGGCGCGAGCGCCTCGGCGTAGCGCCGCAGCAGTTCCTCGATCGTCGGCGCCCACTGCGGGTCACCCTGTGGGAAACCGTTCACCAGCACGCCGACCTGCTCGGCGATCTTCCGCAGTTGGAGGCTGTACTGACGCTCGGGCCCGCTCAGGCGCACCGGGTTCTTGCGCCGGCCGCGCTTTCGGTCGAGGGTAAGCGTCATCGGCGTCGGAACAGCCTGCGGATCAAGGAATCGTTCGTGCGCGCGCCGGCTGCGGCAGTCGGCCCGGTCGGCAGCGCCATGTCGATCGCCGGCGGCTCGTCGCCCTGCTCGTCACGCTCGGCCTGCTCGATCGCCTTGTCGGAGATGTCGCCGAACATGCCGGTGTCGGGCGAGGACGCCTTCAGCTCGCGCATGCCCTGGCTGCGCGGAATCAGGTCGGCGTCGACCGCCTTCGTCACGGAGTCGACCGTCTTGTTGCCGATCTCCGCCTTCTCGGCCGCCGACATCTCCTGCAGCGGGCGGAACTCGTACGCGAAATCCTCGGGCAGCGGCTGGCCGATCTCGGACCGACACATGACGTCGAGCAGGCCGTGCAGCGGATTGCGCAGCCGGCGCTCCTGCCGTGTGTGAACCTTCTCGTGGTACAGCAGCCGCGAACCCTCCCCGGTATCGCTCAGCCCGGCCGGCTGTTGACCGAACAGGCGATCGAGCGGAATTCCGGTCGCGCCGCTCAGTTGCATCGCAAACTGGAGCATCACGTCCGACAGCCCACTGAACGCGTACTGGTGCGTCTCGAACTTGTCGGTCGCGTCGATAAGCGTGAGCCCTTCGTTCGACTGCCCGAGCCGGATCATCTCGACCTGCTTCAGCAGCCCGGCGAGCGCCGGGCCACCAGCCGCGATGATCTCGCGCAGCTTCTCGACGCTCAGCGTGCGGAGGTGCGCCTTGTAGACGAGCTGCCCCGCGCCGACCGTCGCGCTGTCGAACGCGATGAGGCGGTCCCACATCGGCTCGAGGATCGACAGCCCCCAACCGTTCTCGCTGATGCGCTGGTAGAACGGCAGCGCTTCGCCGTCCATGCGGAGCACGCGCGAGTGGTGAATGCGTCCCTGCGGCAGCCCGATGGTCGACGGCAGCACGTCGTAGTACTTCGGCATGCCCAGATCCGGGCCGAACTCGGTGACGACCTCGCCGACCGGCGGTGCGACCATCCAGCGGTCGAGCACCAACAGCCCCTTGAACTGCCCGCGCCCGATCGTCTCGCGCCGAAGCGGCTGCGACATGTCCTGGCCGTCGATCAGCATCACGGCGATCGCACCGCCGTACAGCTGGGCCCACTTCCCGGTGTCGCAGAGTTGATCCCAGATTGCCTTCCGCGTGAGCGCCGTCTCCATCTTCGACACGTCGGTCGGATCGAGGCCGGACATCTCGATGCCCTTGCGCGTCATGTCCTCTGGGATCGCGTCCACCGCGGCGCGCACGATCCACGAACCGCGATAGGCGGCCTCCAGCCAGACGCGGTTGCGGCTCTGGTACGACAGCGTGTACTGCGACGCCGAGGCCTGGTTGTCGGCGCCCCATCCGAGCCGCGCCTGGAAGTTGGCGAACGAGTCGGTCGTGCGATGCGCTTGCGGCGACGCGGCCGCGCGCGCGGGCCGTACCTGCTGTTTCTTTCGCGACATTCTGGGAAATCCTGTCGTGCTTAACTGCCGAGCCGCTCCCAGACCGACAGGTCTTTCGCGCCTCCCAGCATGTCGTTGATCGCGTCGACCATCGGATCGATCTGGTCGTCGTGCATGTGCGTGTCGTCGGCCGTGAACGAGTCGCACTCGGCCAAGAAATCGCTGACCCAGGGCGCGTCGAGCGGGACGCCGACGTTACCGACTTCGATGTGGCTGACGACGTCCATCACGCGCGTCAGCTTGTCCTTCACGCGCTCGATGCCCTCGATCGGGATGCCGCCTTCGGCCTGGATGTCCTGAATCAGCCCGGTGCCGCTGGACTTGTCCTCGACCTTCATCTGGCGAAGCGCCGGCGCGCCCGGGTCGTCGGCGCCGATGGCCGCGTGCTTGTTCCAGAAGTCGATCGCGCGCTGCTTGAGCTCGGGGGCCTTCCACTTCCCGCGGATCAGATCGATCAGGTACACCCGGTTGTCGTAGCCGAGGCCCCAACACTCGAACACGCTGTAGTCGTTGCGCTCGGCAGTCTTCTGCGCGGTGTCGGCGAAGATCTTCCGATACTGCAACTGCGGCAGCGCGCCGTAGCGCAGGAACTTGCCGCTCTGGATGATCCCGCCGCCCAGCGGCGACGGCCGCTGCATGTACTGGCCGTTGAAGACGTAGGGGTCGGCCTTCTCGGACGCCAGCAAGTCGTGCAGCGGCTCCTTGTACGGCCAGTAGCTGAACCTACCGTCGACGTCGCGCTCGTCGCTTTCGACCAGCGCGCGGATGCGCTCCGGCAGCTTCGCGACGTACTCGTCGGTAATCAGCGCCGGGATCTCGATGAACTCCCACTCGCCGGGCAGCTTGCCGGACTTGATGAACCCGGTCGGGTCTTCCTCGGCGAGCCGCTGCATGATCACGATGATCGGCGTGTCCGGATTCGCCTTCCGGCTCTTCACGGTCGACAGCAGCTTGCGGTTCGCCTTGTTGCGGTTCGTCTTGCTGTACGCGTCCTCGACCTTCAGCGGGTCGTCGATGATGATCGCGCCCTGCCAGCCGTCCGCCATGTGGCCGGCCCGGAAGCCGGTGATCTGGCCGCCGAGCGACACCGCGTAGACGCCGCCGGCCTTCTTCCCGTCGACCAGGACGTTCCAGCGCTTCTTCGACTTTGCGTCGTCCGCGATCTCCAGAGGCCAGAGCGCCTGGTATTCAGCGGACGCGACGATGTCGCGCGCCGCCTCGCTGTTCAGCAGCGCCAGGTCGTCCGAGTACGAGATGTGCAGGAAGCGCGCGCGCGGGTTCAGCGCGAGCCCGCGCGCGATCAGGTTGATCGCGACGAGCTCGGTTTTCGACGAGCCCGGCGGCACGTTGATGACGACGTTCTTCAGCTTGCCGTCGATCACGCGCTGCACCGCATCGGCGATCAGGACGTGGTGCCAGTTGACGCGGAACTTGATCGCCTGGCGGTGCTTGAAGAAGTACCGGCTGAAAAACAGGTGGTCCCGCTCGCACTTCGCCTTCAGGACGGCCCGCTCGATGGCGGGATCAATACTCGTCTTCGAGCTTGGCGACGGCGGCTGCGACCTGCTGTTCATCGACGACGACCGTCCTATTCACGATTGGGCCGCCGTCCTCCCCGGTATGCTCGAGGCGACGCCGATTCGTGTAGGCGTCGCCGGATTCCTTCGCAGCCTGTTCGAGCAGCTGCGCCATCAGCGGCAAGTTGTTGCGTCGCTCCGCTTCCGCGACGGCACGGTCGAGCGCGCGCAGGCGCACCGCGCGGTGCGACACGCCAACGCGCGACGTGTCGTTGAGGAACTCCTCACGCGTGCGCTCGAAGATCTCGCGGTATTTCTTGCTGAGCGTCGAGCCGGCGCGCTTCGTCGGGTCGTACCGCTCGCACTGCTGCGGCGACACTTCGACGCCGAACTCCTCGCGCACCGACTTCGCCGCGCGCGACGGCGTGTCGAAGCAGGCGAGCGCCTGCGTTACGAACACCTTGATGGGTTCGGGGAGTGCTGCCATGGTGGGAAACGATCAGATTGCTACGCGGCCCGCAGGATGCAGGTGCCGCAGGCACGTGCGATATCGGCATGGCCGACTTCAGGGGACCGTTGCGCCGCGGCGACGAATTTCGCCGTGTCGCCGGCGCCGCCGCCGACTCCGTACCGCCGGACGATGCCGACGAATTCCTCGACGTCGTGCCCACGGATGCCGAGCTTCGGCATGCCGTCCTTGGTGAACGCCGGAGCGCCGAACTCGTCGACGCGCTGGCCGATGTGATACAGCTCGTGCTCCACGAGTGCGCACCACTGCAGGTCGTTGCACTCGCGCGCATAGTGCGCGTCGAGCGTGATCAGGAACGCCGGCACACGGCCGAACCACTCGCAGAGCTGCTGCTCCTGCCTGGCGCGCTGCCAGCCGCCGGCGCGGATCATCACCTCTTCGCACTGGCCGACGACGCGCCGCATTTGGCGCACGTTCTCGACGGCCGCCCAGAGATAGGCGACGTCGGCGTCGACCAGGTGCTCATGGTCCGGGTTGTGCAGCGGCGCGCCGTCATGCAAGAACGTGTGGTGCACCCAGTCGTTGACGCCGTCCGCTGGCGCGAGGTAGCGAAACCAGTTCGAGCCGTCGAATAGCGCGTCAGGCGGCGAAGGACGTGGCGCATGTGCGGCGTGCGCGACGCTGGTTTGCTTTGGACGAGGCATGTTGCTCGCGTCTGCTCGATGATGACTGGCCGCGGGCGTAGAATCGTCGAGCCGGAATCCACCGGCTCACGCTACGAGGAAAAGATGGCAGGTTCAAGCTACAACCGCAGAGAAGCGTCGGATAGAGCGCTCGAATTGATCAAGGCGTCTCTCAGTTCCGGCGCCCTTCATCCGATCACCTGGTGGAACCACAAACCCGAAGAAGCCGGAAAGCAACTCGGCGAATTCGTCGGCGCCGCCGTCGAAGCCCTCGCCGAAAAGATCGAAAAGCTGTAACGAAAAAGCCCGCTGGCTTTTGCTCAGCGGGCTCGGTATGCCTGGTGCCAGCAGGGCGGCGGAAACCCGTCTGCACCTCTCGGCGCGCTGGCTGATCACCTCGCTGCGTCTTCCCCGCCGGCGCAGCTAAGGCCGACACGAGTATAGCCCGGAGGCGCCACAACGAAAAAGCCCGCGAGTAATGCGCTTGCGGCCCCGCATTCCTCACATGTCACAAATCGACAAACTCCCTTGCATCGGAGTATGCCGCATCAATTAGCGTGGGCACCGAGAGGTATCCGAGGCCATATCGGCCGGCTGCAGGGTCCCACATCTTGTATTGATCCAATGCCTTCCGCTTCCGGGTCATCCAGGACGACGACAGCTGCACTGTGTACTGCCCGGTGCGGCTTCCTACCGGTTTGAGGTACTCGTAAATCCTATAGAACCTGAAGTCCGTAATGGCACCTTTCGCCAACACAGCCCGCCCTGCTTCCCAACATGCCTGATGTGTGAGATTCGGACCTGGCGGAGAACATGTCGTGCAGGATTCATTAGACGCGAGTTTGTGAGACGCTCCGGGGTATTGGGATTCGAAATATTCGATCGTCGATACGATTCTCTGAACGAATCCAGCGTACGTCGAAGAGTTGTATGGCTCTCGATCGTCGAAACCCTGTGCAACATTTACGATGAAGGTTCGGTCGACGCCCATCGCTTGAGCGCTCGCTACGAACTCCGAGCGTCGCCCCCACATCATCTGCTCCATCGTAATGGCTGGGAACGAATTACTCTGCAACTTAGAATTGACGAGCGTAAGAAGATCGTCATTAACGCCATTTGTCAACAATACGAGATATACAGGGCGCCCGGCATCTTTGTGTTCCGCAATCCCTCCAGCCATACCAATCGCTTCATCGTCTTGATGCGGCGAATAGAAAATCGCTGGCGCTACACCCTGCGAGTAACTCGTCCGAATGCCGAAGGCAAGTCCCAATGCGGAAATTGCCATACTTCCGCCGATCTTCAAGATACGGCGGCGGCTCGCTGCAACGTCGACGACCTCGATCTCCATTTGCTCGCTCCATCTGATGTCGGAGCCCGATGCTAGCACGCACAACGAAAAAGCCCGCTGGCTCGTCGGCTCAGCGGGCTTTGGTCGCAACTCTGCAATTTGGCGAAAATCTACACCCTATCCGCCACATTTGCAAGGGGAATTTTTGCCGTACCCCTTACGCCTCAACGGCCTCCGCGATCGTCACGTTGTTTCGTTCGAAGAGCGGCGTCAGCCGCTTCACGGCCTGATGCTCCAGCTCGACGAGTCGCTTCCGGATGAGCTGCGCGTTCCGCTCGAGCGTCCGGACCGTGACGTGCGTCTCTTCCGAGATCTCCCGATACGACAACCCGTCCTGACGCAGCCGTACCTGCGAATGGCCAGCGATCAGCGCCATGATCGCCTTGCCGTTCGTCACGGTGAGCGACGGCCGCAGATACGTCCGCATCTCGACGAGCGCCCGCTTCCACTCGGCCGACGGCGGGATTCCCGGGTCTGCCGCGCGCGTGGCGCTCGCGGGGCGCGCCGGCATCCCGCAGGCGTATCGCAACCACACCGCGTTGCGTTCCGGCTTCAGCAGGTGGTCGCGCGCCGCCGCGACGACCATCGCGCACTGAGCCCGGATTTCGTCGCCGCTCAGCCCGTCGAAGTTGATCGTGCCCGACGAGCTGCCGTACAGGTATTCGAGAAACTCAGCCTGCCGGTCACTGAGACGGCCGACCGATTCCAGAATCTGGATCAGCGCAAGGCGGAACTGCTGCTTCTGCCGCGGCGGCAGCGACGTCACGAGAAAGCTGACGTGCAGCGCCTGTTGCGTGTTCTCGAAGATGCCGTTCAACGCACACCCCGCGTCGTCATCGCCAGCGCCTGACGCGTGTTGAGCTCGTGCATGTATCCCGTCAGGTTGCTGGTGAAGTCCGGACGGATGCGCGTGTCGACATGCGACCCGGGTGAGCGGCTGGTGCCCGCAAGCGAGTACATCCGACCGCGGCTCTCGGAATGGGAGTCGAGCCGCGCGAGCGCGACGTCGAGCGCGAGCAGCTGGCGCACCGACGAAACCGGATGCTTCAGGCGACGGGCGAGATCGTGCGCCGAGTACCGGACGCCGGGCTTCATGGCCGCAATGATCGCGTTGATGGTGAGTTTTCCGTTTGCTTTCAAGGCCCCGCTCCTTATGCTGACTTCAAATTCAATTCGATCGCCTCGATGCGCACGCCGGGCACGCGCGCGTAGCGCTTCGAGATCCAGAGGTCGACCACCTGGCCGTCGTCGGCGTACACCACCCCGTTCATGGCGTCCTTCAACGCCTTGACAACGTTGTCGGCATCGGGCTTCTTCGTCGCGCCGATCGCGCCGGCGGCTGCCGCGTCCTGGCGCTTCTGCGACCAACTCGTCGGGATCGGCAGGCCGATGTTCACGATCAGGCGCACCGGGCCCTCGTACGGCTGCGTGTCGCGCATCGCCGCGCGTGCGGCCATCTTCACGAGGTTCTCGTAGCGCTCGGTCGCCTCGGGCGTGAACGTGCGGACGTGCGCTCCGTGGCGCGCGAAGCGTGGTCGGCCCTTCGCGACAGGCTTGCCAGGCACGACGAACTCGACGCGCTGCGCGATCGGCGATGGCGTGATGAGGGACTGCTGGGTCACCGAAGCACCTCCAACGAGAGCCGGCCGAACCGGTAGACCTTCCTGTGGCCGTAGCGCTCGGAGAAGTAGCGCCCGCGATCGATTTCGAAAGCGAGTCCCTTGCCGCGCAGACGGAAAAAGAAGCCTTTTCGGTGGACAACGAAGAATGTGTCGCGCGAGATTCGGATTTTCATGCCGTCACCTCGTCGCTCACGTCGTCGGTCACCGGCACGCCGCTGATCGGGCGCAACCACGCATCGGGAATCCATCCGGACTTGAGCTCGCACGGTCGGAACGTGACAACGTCCGTCGCCGGGATCGGCGTGGGCGCTTCGACATACCAGCAGAAGCCGAGGTGCAGGTAGTCGCCGTACGGCGCCTTCACCTCAACGATGCGGTCGCGGGCTTTGCCTCGCGTGATCACGGCCATGTCGCCGACTTTGCAGTTCATCGCGCACCCCGCCGGTCGTCTTTCGAAGGACGCGGGACGAGTGCCCAGTTCCGCTCCGCCAGATCGAGCACGTCGCGAAACGTGGCATCGCGCCAATCCTCGATCCATGGCCAGGTATCCGGATGGCTCCGGGTCGGTTGGCGTCGCCATTCCGACACCTCGAGAATCACCTTCCCGAACCAGCCGAGCCGATAGCGAGTGTTCCCCGTCAGCATTGCGAGCTCTCCAGAAACGAGCCGGCGGAAACCGGCCCGGTGTTGCGAAACGCGCGGTTGTGGTCGTCCCACCACGGGCCGTCGCCCGCGGCGCGGAACACGCGCAGCTTGAATTCGAAGGCATGCTCGTCGTGGCCTTGCTCGTGGCCGAGCTGGCGCCCACGCTCAACGATGCCGGCCCACGAGCGCCACCAGTCGCCCGCGACGCGCGGCGTGCCGCCAGCGCTCGAGGAGCGCGCGGCGATGGCGTCGCTGAGAATCCGGTCGAGGAAGCCGACGTTGATCGGCTGCGTCGAGCCGTCCTTCGCGCGCCGCTGGCGCGCCGTGGCGACGGCGGTCAGCACGTCCTCGCGCGTTGCGCCGCGCAGCGGCCAGCTGGCGACGCACTCGTCGCTCGAGGCAACGCTCACGCCCGATGTGCGCAGGATCTCGACGAAAGCGGCGGCGGCGTTTTGCGCATCGTCCGCTACTGCCTGTGCTGTGCCGCCGCCGCTATGGTTTACATATTGGTTATTGGTTCTTGGTTCTTGGTTAGTTTTAGAACCGGTTATGTCTGGGGGGCCACTGGCAACCGGATCGGAACCCGACGAAAACCCACTGGGTTTTTCTTGGGTTTCAGCTGGGTTCTGTTTGGTGCCCGACTCGCTAGCCGTCCGCTTTTTCGGCCGGCCGCCCTTTTTCCCGTTCTCCTGGGCGGTTTCGGCGCGCAAACGGTAGGCCGCGATCTCGATTTCGCATCGTTCGTGGACGTATCCGGCGTCCGTCTGCGTGAACTTGAAGCGCAACAGGTTCGCCACAGCGCGGCGCTCTTCCTCGGCGCTCACGCCGACGGCGTAGCACACCGCGTCCAGGTCCAGCGGGAGGGGTTTCTCGGTGTCGTAGTAGACGTCGATCAGGTCGCGATAGATCCAGCGCTCGACACGGCTCATGTTGACCGTACCGGACCGGAAATCGCCGATGTGGTGGGGGTAGTAATTCATCAGGATCCCCGAGCTACGGTGAGAGGATTCGGGAGGTCGTTCATCGTGCTTCCCACAGATGCTTTTGCCCGCGCAGGTGCGCCGCGGTGTCGATGCGCGGCCGCGCGGGCGTGTTCCAGTTGCCGCCGCCGCGCGCGCCGACGAGTCGCCAGCCGGCGCCGCGCAGGCTCGCGCCGCCCTCGCCGGCCAGCGTGTAGGTGATCAGGCGCAGATAGCCGAGCGCGCGGGCCGCACGCCACGCCGCGCCGTACAGCGCCGAGCAGGCGTTCCGTGTGCCATCGGTGCAGCAGCGCGTGACCTCGAGGGTCCAGCCGTCATCGTTGCCGCGTGCGACGGGGCGACCAATGATTGCCACGCCGCACACGCCGGTCTGGTCGTATCGGCCCATCAGCATGTCGTCAGCGATCGCGATGCTGAACTTGTGGCCGACGACCGGCGCATGGTGCCGATGGTGCTCGGCAACAAAGGCGTTCGCCTCTTCGAGTGAAATCGGGACAATGACGAGACTCACGAGGCCTCCAGCATCAGGCCGGGCTGCTGCAGGCGATCGCGCTGCAGTGGCTCGTAATCCGGGTTCAACTCGCAGCCGAGAAACCGGCGGCCGAGCCGCTGCGCGACCTGGCCCGTTGTCCCGCTGCCGAAGAATGGATCGAACACGACGTCGCCCGGCCGGCTGCCCGCGAGCACGCATGGCTCGACCAGCGCTTCGGGAAACGTCGCGAAGTGCGCACCGCTGTAGGACTGCGTCGGGATCGTCCAGACCGACCGGTGATTGCGCTCGGTCGGCATGATCGCCATCACTTCATCGAAGCTGGCGTTGTTCTTCACGCGCCCCTTCGGTACCGCATCAAAGCCGTGGCCAAAACCGACGCCGTTCCCGGGGTACACCTTGCGTCCGACGGCCTTCATGTTGCCGTTCGACTTCGCACCGCCGTTCGCGCGCTCGCTGCCGATCTGCGCCTGGACGTTCTGCGATAGGCGCGCGTGCGTGTTCGGGCTGACCGGCTCAAGGATCGCGGCCTGGTCGAAGTAGTACCGCTCACTCTTGCTGAGCAGGAACAGGTATTCGTGCGCCTTCGTGCAGCGATCGCGCACGCTCTCGGGCATCGGATTCGGCTTGTGCCAGATGATGTCCTGCCGGAGATACCGGCCGGCATCCTGCAGCGCGAACGCGAGGCGCCACGGCTGGCCGACGAGATCCTTCGGCTTCAGGCCATCGACGCGCACGTCGGATCGCGGTACCGGTGCATCGTCGCGCCGGCGGCTCGCAGTCATCGGGCGCTTCGACGCATCCTTACCAGCGCCGGTGATTCGATCGCTATTGCCGCCGCGGCCACCGCCCGCATAGCTGTCGCCCATGTTCAACCAGAGCGTGCCGTCGTCGGCGAGCACCTCACGCGCGAGCTCGAACACGCCGACCAGGGTGTCGATGAACGCTCGCAGCGTCGGCTCCTGTCCGATCTCGCGATGCTTGTCCGGATGACCTTCCGGCAGGTACGAACGCAGCCCCCAGTATGGCGGCGACGTCACGATCGTCTGCACGCGCACGCCGCCCGCGATCATGGCGCGCATCAGGTCGCGGCAGTCGCCGCGGTGGGAACGGTCGAGCCAGTTCATTCCGCCGGTCTCCCGGCCTGGTCGGTCGACACGCATGCGCTATGATGGTTTCGCCGCGGGAATGCGCGGCCCAGCACAACACGAGAGACCAGATGCCAATCATGACTGTCACGGCCGCGATCGCCGGCCTGAAGAACACTGTCGACCTTGCAAAAGCAGCAGTCGCGGCGCGAGATGAACTGAAGCTTGCCGAAATGCAACAGTCGATCAACGACCGTATCATCGATGTCCAGAATGCTGCTCTCGCGTTGCAGGAGAAGCAGTCGAGTGCGCGAGACGAAATCGATCGACTCAAAGACGAACTTCGAGACGCAAAGAAAACGATCGAAACCTTCGAGACCGAGCGCTCGCAATCCAACAACTACAAGCTCACCCAGCTCTCTCAGTACGGGTATGCATACAAGTACGTGGGCGCTGACGAGCCCGAACACCTCATCTGCCAGCCGTGCTACGACGGCCCAAGTCACCGAAAGACCGTCCTCAAGTTCAGTCCGATCAACGGAAGATACGCTGCCCATTACGTCTGCCCGACGTGCAAGAACATCTTGCGTGGATAGTTTCGATGTGACGCTCATCGTGCGGCCTACCGATGGCGTTACACGGTGGAACTGGGCGCCGGCAAACGCGGCACGCTCGAACAGATGGGTCAGCACTCGCAGCCCTCCTTTATGTCGTCGATCGGCGCCGCCTCGGGCCGCACGCGCTCGAGCATCCAGAGCTGGTCCGGATGGAACGCGAGATAGTCCTGCGGGGGATCGCGGAAGATGAAAAGGTGCTTCTGCTCGACGACGCCGAGGTACAGCATGGGGCGGCCGAGCTTGCGGATGAAAGGCTTGCCGATGTCGCGCTGGCTGAGTGTCAACGTCATGCAGCCACCTGACGCTGACCGAACGCCTGTTGCACGAACTCGCCGATCGCCTGCTGGCTGAGACGGCGGTATTCCTCGATCGCCTTGCGCTCCTCGATCGCGAGCCACTGCCGCGGGTAGTCGCAGCCTGTGAACATGCAGAACAGGTGCAGCTTCGTCGCTGGGAACGGCCGGCGCCCGGCGACCAGGTCGGCGAAGTGCGGATAGTGGATCCCGCAGTTCCGCGCGAGCGTCTTGCGGTCGAATCGGCGCAGGCCCAGCTCGAGCGCGCGTTCGAGACACGCCTCGAACGTCATCGCTTCGATGTCCGTCTCCGGCAGCGTCGCGGCCCGCACCCACGGCGCGAACATCCTGAATTCGGTCTGGTTCATTCGAAAATTCAATCGTTACCCAGTTGAATACCCACTTGCTTACCCAGTTGGGCCGGGCTCGAAATAAAGGCCGGGACGACGCCCGGCCGGCTCTCAGAAAATGCTGATGTTTTTCACTTCGCGCCCTTCTGCTTGCCGCACCGCTCAGCGTGAAGTTCCATCAATCGACTTGCGATCGCATACGACACCCGTGTGCCTCGTGCGCCTCTGAGGAGTGCGGAAATCAAGGACTGCGAGCACGGCACGAGACCGGCTAGCTGCGATTGGGTGAGCCCCGAACCCAAGAGGTCGGAGACGGCTTTTTGGATGTCCATGCCCCAGTATCACATTTGTGTTTGTGGTGGTCAACACAAATCGAATGGGGTGTTCTATTACGATTGTGATATGTACACGCTAGCCGACAGACTGAAATGGGCGCGATCCCGGGCGGGCCTATCCCAAGAGGAACTTGGGGAAAAAGCCGGGGTTTCCCAATCGACCATTGGGAACCTCGAAGCTGGAACCCGCAACAGCGCTCGCCGGCTGCCGCAGATTGCGGCGGTGCTGGGCGTGAACGCGCTATGGCTCGCCGAAGGAGAAGGCGAACCGATGGCAAATGCCGAGTCGAGCGAAAGCTACGATGTGGTGATCGCGGCTGCAACCGATGCAGCGCGCTCACTCATCAACGCCATTCTCAAGGCTGATAAGGCCGGCGAGCCGGCCCAGACGTTCACATTGATGCAGCGGATGCTTCCCGATCCTGACGAGCCATTTGACGTGGAGACTCCGCTCCCTTGATCGGGGTGAGGTTGCAATCGCGCATCAGTGCGCGCCTTCTGCTCATTACGACGCCCGTCACTGCCCCGGGCGCCTCAATTCCCGGCCCCTGAAGCTCCGTAAGCCAATCGTGAGGGCCTTCAAGGCAGCGCTCGACCACCCTCACCAGAAGTCCGATCCTCTCGACCACGCCGCACCTGGTCACAATCGCCAGATCCCCCGGCTTACACCGCAGTTCTCTCGCCCTCATCTCTCGATCCATTCCCACCCTCGCTCTACGTCGCCGCAAATACTGTATGCATGTACAGTAGTTTAGCCACAAATTCGGGACGCTTTCAACTGGTGTCAGCAGGCGCTTAACGAATCCAGTCAGGCGACCATCGGAATCGCCCGGCTGCGGCTGTTACAAATTCGCACCCGCAAAAATCACATTCGTGTTGACTCGCCGAATCACGTATGTGATTATCCACCTCAACGCAGCACACAACGCGCTGCGCCACCGCCCAAGCGGATCGCTCTTTAACAATCGAAGGTAAGCCGGGACCGCGCGAGCGGAGTAACCGGCCGGCGCGATCTGCGTCGTGAGTCGGGACGGACGAAGCGGAAGACCGCGGCGCGCCGAGCGAACCTGATGCAAGACAGCCAGCAACACGTGTTCGAAGGCGTTGTATTCGACACAAACCTCGCGCGCCCGGCTACTCCCGGCCGAGCCGGCTCCGGGCCGCGCGAGTGATGCAGTTCTGACCGGTGGCGGTTCGTTCTCTCGAGGCGTCACCGGTGAGCACTGCCTGTGACATGCAGTTTCGCTGTTCAAGACTTCCATTCAGTTAGCAATCCTACTTTCACGCGGAGGATGCGATGAACATTCCTCGAACCCATCACCACAACCTGCGCGTTCTCGCGGCACGCGTCGAGCAACGCGCCGACCAGCTGCAGGCCGCAGCCGACGACGCGGCCCTTGCGCGCGACGAGCGCAACGAAGCGATCGCCGAAGGCGTCACGTTCGACGTGCTGCCGTTTTCGACCGAGCAGATCGCTGTGCTCGATGCCGCGCTGCGCCGCGGCCGAATCGAGGATGTGTACGAGGTCTGGAGCACCTGCCATGACGTCCTCAAGGCTGAAATCACGCGCCGCATTGCAGCCGCCGATCTTGCAGCTGTCACGCCACGTTTCGCGCAGACGTATTGCTCCGCCTGCGGCGTAGAGCTCGGCCCGGGCACTTCCGGCGTCAGCCATTGCAGCGACCACCGCGCCACCACACGACACATCGTCCGCGAGGTCTGAAATGTCCAGGACCGCACGTGACCTGATCGAGCTGCGCCGCGACTTCCCGGCCTCGGCCGAACTGTGACGCCTCGCGCTGAACCTGATCGCGCCGGGCGTCGCAAGTCTGCTCGGCGGCATCTGAACAACACAACTTCACCACCCTCAAGGAGGAAAGCATGAGCAGTTTCAAGTTCGAATTCGGCAATTCGGTGACGATTACCGCGAGCGGTGAAACCGGCAAAGTAATCGGCCGCGCCGAATACACCACCAGCGAAAACACCTACCTCGTTCGTTACTGCTCGGCCGACGGCCGCGCTGTCGAAAACTGGTGGGGCGAAAGCGCCCTCAACTGATCACTGCTGGTGGCATGCCCGCTATGGCCGGCATCAGGTCGAAATCCCCGGAGGAAGAGCCGTGCATGTCCGGGTGATCTGCGCGTGAGGCGCACACTGACGAGACCGGCATTTCATCGAACAAAAACTTCGAGGGACCACATGGAAACGATCAATGACGGCGGACCGGCATTTCCGATCAACGACCATCAGCTCGTGCACCGAGTCGGTGCGGCAGCGGTTGACGGCGTCACGGATTCGGCTGAGCGCGACCGGATCTACACCGAGGCCACCGCGCGAGCGAGCGCCGGCATGGCGCTTCGCGACTACTTTGCGGCAAATGCGATCGCCGCCGTTCTCCGAACGCCGTGGTTTCTACATACGTCCAGTCAGCGAGGTTCATCGGAGTATGCGCCGGAGCTCGCTGCGGAGTGCTACGCCATCGCCGACGCCATGCTTCGCGCGCGGGAGGCCTGACATGGAGCAGACCAGGCACACGACCGGCCAAGCATGGCTCCGACGCGCAATCGAGCTGGCGACCGCGCGAGCGACGGCCAGCTTCGAATACGGCGAGCTGGGTTCGGATTGCACGGCTACCGAGTCGGCCGACGCGTACGCGCGGACCCTCGCCGCCGACCTTGAGCTCGAGGCGCATCTTCGCTTCGCGTCCGAGGCCTTCGATGCCCTCCACCTCGTCGCCTCGAAGACCGTGCTCACGTCAGGTATCCGCGCGATCGTCGACGCTGCGCTCGCAAAGGCCAGTCACAGCGCGCCGGAGCCCGTGCGGCACATCATCGTCGCGGGGGTGGATCGATGAGCGCGCGGAAGCAACCGCAAGGCACCTTCGACGGCGACGAACGCGTGCTGACCGAAGACGCTCAGGCCGATCGCGACGAATTCGACGCCGACTACCGCGATCGCGGTTGCTCGTGCTTCATCAGCCCGCCGTGCAGCTTCTGCACCCACCCGGGTAATCCACGCAACCAGGACGAGGACGAGTCCTGCTGGAAGGAGGTCTGATATGTCATCCCTCAAGTCCCCCGCCCAATGCGGCGATCTCGCCGAAAAGCTGATCGCCGATTACGTGCGCAACTGCGGCGCATACGGCAACCCTCAGGCACTCGCAAACGTGATCGAGATGTTGATCAGCAAAGCGGCGCTCGGCATCGCCATGGTCGGCAGCGAGACGATCGCTCGGCAGATCCTCGACCGGACGAAACACAACGTCGCGACGTACGCCGAGCGAAACCTGCGGAGGGGGCCTTGATGCGTGCCCTCTCCCTCCACCGGCCGACAGCCGACAACGCACTGTTGCGCGCTGCCGCGCGCGGCCCGCGCATGCGCTACGTGATCGAGGGTGCCGTCTGGGCTGCGGCCTACGGCGCCGCGGTCGGCGCGCTCTGGTTCGGCGCGCACCTCGCCGGGCCTTATCTCCGGAGCCTCGGATGAGCGACTTCTACGTCATCGCGGTCTGCCACACGATCCGCGACCACCACTACATCACGCTTTGGCGCCCGGATGACTGCGGCTACACGCCCGTGCTGCCGCGCGCCGGCAAGTACGACCGGCAGCGGATTGAATCGCACCTCGACTACTACAACACCGGCGACCACATCGCGGTACCCGTGAACGCGGTCGACCAACTGGCGACGTCGATCCCGGCCGGGTTCTTCGATCACGCGGGAGACGGCGTACCGAACACGAAGGCAAGTTGGGACGCGATCCGCGCCGCGGTGACGTATCCGACCGAATGGCCGATCAAGCCCGAATGGCACGGCAAACGACGCAGGAGAACGCGATGACGCCCTTTGACTATCTCGGCGCACTGCTCGACCGGATTCACGAATGGAATCCCATAGCCGGATACCTTGCGGCGCTCGCGATCGCCGCAGTGTGCACGCTCGTGCTGGCGCGCCTGAACGCCGATGGCTCGGCTGTCGCCCCAATCGTCGCGAGGTCGGCATGAGCCGCTTCACTGATCACGCTGACCGCTTCGAGCGCCGGCACCCGCGCGCCGCACGCGCGCTCGTCGTCGCGATCCTCGTTGCGGTCGCGCTACTCGCTGTCGCCGTCGACAGCATAGCCAAGCACCGGGGAATTCTGTAGATCCGCCCACCCATGCCGCCCCGCATCCAGCGAGGGCGCAACCGCTGCCGCACATATCGAACCCCGACACTGCCGCGTCGCGCGCTCGCTCGCCAGTCGCGCCCCACCATCGTCATCCCAGGAGCATCACGAGATGAAAACTATCGACACGCAACCCGTCGAGTCGTCGCAGATCCACAGCATCGGCTACGACGCCGAAACCGAAACGCTCGCGGTCCGCTTCAAGGATCGGAAGACTAGCGCGCCGACTTCGCTGTACCACTACACCGGGTTCACGCAGGCGAACTTCGACGCGCTCAAGACGGCCGACTCGCTCGGCTCGCATTTCTACAAGCACATCAAGCCGTTCCCCGAGCGCTTCCCGTACGTGTGCGTCGAGAAAATGCCGGCGCCGGCCGCGGACGCCGAAGCTGAAACCGTGGGTGCGGCATGACCCCGTCTGTCTACACCGTGCGCGCGTCGAGCTGGGGCGCACTGTTCGAATGCGCTTATAGATGGGAAGCCATCCACCTCCTGAAGATGCGCAACGTCGTCGGCCTGCGCGCCGCGCTGGGCACCGCCATCCACGCCGGCACGGCCGCCTACGACCAGAGCGTGCTCGACGGCTCCGGCCTGACGGTCGACGACGCGGCCGGCGCGTTCATCGACAAGCTGCACGACCCGTCGAACGAGTACAACCCGGCGAGCGACGATCTCAACCTGAAGGAAGCCGAGCGGATCGGCATCTCGCTCACGACGAAGTACTGCCTCGAGATCGCGCCGCGCTACGACTTCGTCGCGGTCGAGATGGAGACGAAGCCCCTCGACATCGAGTGTGGCGGCGGGATCGTGATCCGCCTCACCGGCACCATGGACCGCGCGCGCGTGCGGCGCACCGCGCTGGGCCCCGGTATCGCCGACCTGAAGAGCGGCTCGAAGGCTGTCGCCCAGGGCGTCGCCGTCACGAAGGGGCACGGCCCGCAGATCGGCACGTACGAGCTGCTGTACGAGCACACGACCGGTGAGCAGATCGGCGATACCGCCGAGATCATCGGCCTGAAAACGAAAGGCACACCGGAAGTCGCGACCGCGCCGATCGCGAACGCGAAGCGCGTGATGCTCGGCACCGAGGAAACGCCCGGGCTGATCCAGTTCGCCGAGGACATGTTCCGCTCCGGCCGCTTCTACCCCAATCCGAAATCGCTGCTGTGCGACCGCAAGTACTGCCCGCGCTACGGCACCTGCCAATTCCACGAATGACGAGGCTCCCCCAATGAATGCACCCGTTTCCCTGCAAAACTTGAAGACCGCCGGCGGCGCTGTCTCGGCGATGCCCGACCAGGCCGTCGACATGTTCACCGAGCGCGGCTTCATGCTCGCGAACCGCATCGCCAAGGCATACGCGAGCAGCGACGCCGTGCCCGCGCAGTTCCGCTCGCACAACCTGAAGAAGGTAAACGGCGAAGAACACTGGGTCGAAAATCCGTCCGCCATCGGCAACTGCCTCGTTGCGATCGAGGTCGCGCGCGCAGTGCGCATGTCGATCACCGCCGTGATGCAGAACGCCGACATGATCGAAGGCAAGCTCCGTTGGTCCGGCAAATTCGTGATCGCCGCGATCAACGCGTCGGGCCGCTTCACCCCGCTCCGGTTCCAGATGATCAACCGCGGCCGGATCAAGGCCAGTTACAAGGAAAAGACCGGCTGGAATAGCCAAATCAAGAAACCGATCTTCGAGGATCGTCAGGTCGAGGTCGACGACATCGAGTGCATCGCCTGGGCGTTGCCGAAGGGTACCCCCGAGCCCCGCCTGTCGGCCGAAGATCTCCGCAAGTACCCGGGCCGGATGCTCGATTTGTACCGCGACCTCGGCATGCCTGTCATCGAATCTGCACCAGTGACGATGCAGATGGTCGTCGAGGAAGGCTGGTTCGGGAAGTCCGGATCGAAATGGCAGACCGGCTTGCGCGCGCTGATGTTCCAGTACCGCGCAGGTAGCTTCTTCGGCAACATCCACGCTCCCGACATCGTCATGGGCATGGGCCGCACGTCCGAGGAAGAAGCAGACATCGTCGACGTCTACCCGGACGGCTCGTTCACCGTGCAGACCACGACGCTCGACTCCCTGCGCACTGGCCCGGCACAGCCGGCCGACGAAGTGCCGCGCGGCACGCCGGTCACCGCCCCTGCGCAACGGAACGAGCATTCGCCAGAAGAGGATGGTGATCACCAAGGTGGTGAACCGCCCCTCGACGACGCTCCGCGCGCTGCTGATAACGGCCATCAAGGCGGCTTCGACTTCGACGTCAGCGGCCTCGTGCGCGGCATCCGCGAGGACATCCAGTCCGCCAAGACCCCCGAGGATCTCGACCTGGCGCGCAGCGCGATCGCCGGCGTGCCGGACGAAACGGCCAAGGCCGAGCTGAACGCCTTCGCCTCGGCGCGCATGCGCGAGATCACTGCCGCCGCCGCCGAGCAGGCAGCCGGCGGCAACACGGCAACCCAGACGACTGCGCCGGCCGGCCGCCGCGCCCGTGCGCCGATCAGTGCCGACTAACCCATCCGCATTGCCTCCAAGGATCCCAACATGACCGACAAGAACGTCCTCCAGATGACCGCCGAGACCATCGGCAAAGACCTGCTCTCCGCGCTTGTCACCGAGATCAAGCTGTTGCCCGATCTCTGGGTGAAGCTGTCGGAGAACAAGCAGAACGACGTCATCGACCGGTTGCGAGCGCGCGTCGAGCACAACGTCAAGATGGCAACGCATCTGATCGCGAGCGACGGCCGCGTCGTCGTGCAAGGCGATCTCGAGCAGATCACGATCAAGGACGGCGTCAAGGCGGCCGTGAAGTTCAGCAGCGCCGCGCCGAACCTCCACGCTCTCTACGACGCGCAGAGCAAGGCCGTGCTGCTAGTCGTCGCCGACGCCGCCGCACATACCGACGGAATGGACGAAGTGCGCGGCGAGTCGGATCAGCGCGGCCTCGATCTCGGCCGCGAGTACACCGACGAGGACGGCGACGGCATGGACGGCCCGGCGGACGATGACATCGTCGACGCCGAATTCCGCGAAGTGCCGCAGCTCGGCGACGGACCGACTCAGGCGCAGCTCGACGAGCAATACGAGGCTGGGCGCCAGGCCGCCGCCGACGGAAAGCCGGAGAGCGAGTGCCCGGTGATGGCCGGCGAGCTTTGCATCGCATGGGTCAAGGGTTGGAAGTCGTGGCATGAGGACCAGGGTCGCCAAGACGACGCGGATCCGCTCTACGCCCAGGTCGAAGCCTTCGTGATCGCCGAGCAGAAGGTGTCGGTATCCAGCGTGCAGCGCCACTTCAAGATTGGCTACAACCGCGCCGCGCGGCTGATTGAGCTCCTGGAAGCCAAGGGCGTCGTCAGCGCGATGGATTCGGACGGACACCGCACTGTCCTGACGCCGCGCGGACCACAGGGAGAAGCAGCGTGAAGATTACCGACATATACGTCTCGAACGTGCTCGGGATCCGCGCGGCCGACGTGCGGCTCTCGAAACCGGTCGCCCTCTTCGTCGGCCCGAACGGCGCCGGCAAGAGCAGCCTGCAGGAAGCCGTTCGCATGGCTCTCACGGGCGACACGGTCCGCGTCGCCCTGAAGAAGGAATACGGTTCGCTGGTCACCGAGGGCGCGGACACTGGCCAGATCGTCGTCGCGTGCGGCGAGCACGCGAACAGCGTCGCCCTGCCCGCCGGCAAGATCAAGCGCGAAATCGCCGAGGATCCTCGCCTGCCGCTGGTGCTCGACGCTCAGCGCTTCGCGCACATGACGGCGACCGAGCGCCGCACGTTCCTCTACGACCTGATGGGCGTGAAGATCGGCCTCGACGAAATGCGCGCCCGGCTGCTCGACAAGCTCGGCCTGCGCGCCGACGCGCTGCCGGCGCCGGCCGCCGCGCGGCTCGCGGCGATCACGCCGATGCTGCGCGCCGGCTTCGACGCAGCGCATAAGGAAGCGGCGGACCGCGCGCGCGGCGCGAAGCAGTCCTGGCGCAGCGCGACCGGCGAGATGTACGGCAGCCAGAAGGCGGCGACGTGGCGCCCGGCGACCGTCGAGTTTGACGAGGCCGCGCTGCGCAAGCTGACCGCCGACCGCGCGGCGATCGACGACCAGATCGGCGAGCTGCAGCAGCAGATCGGCGCCGCCGACGCGGCGGACACCGCGGCGCGCACGCGCGCGGCGAAGATCGCCGACCTGCGCACACGCGCCGCCGGCTACGCGAAAGCGGCCGAACTCGCGCAGTTCGCAGATGCCCAGGTAGCCGAATTCCTGCCGAAGGTCGAAGCGCTGCGGGTGCGCGCCGGCGCGGCGCCGACGGGCGCCGAGTGCGCGTGCCCCGAGTGCGGCGCGCTGCTGCGCTACCTGAACGGCGTGCTGTCGGCGGCGGCCGCTGCTGGCGTGCGCGACGAGGATGCAATCTCGAAGCTCCCCGAATACGAGCAGGGCCTGAGGACGCTGCAGAACGCCGCGGCGAACCGCAAGCGCGACCTCGAAGCCGCTGACTCGGCCGCGACGCAGCTGCGCGCGCTTGAGGACGACGCGGAGGACAGCGGCGCGGCCGCCGCGCGCGAAAGCGGCGACGCGGCACGCTCGGAGCTGGCCGACCTGCAACGCCGCCGGAAGCAGTTGGACACCGACATCACGACGTTGCGCGAGATCGAGCGCCGCGCCGCCGGCGCTGCGGATCTGGCGAAGGCCGCCGCCGCGCTGCACGACGACGTCGCCGCGTACGAGGCGATCGCCGGCGCGCTCGCGCCGGATGGCATTCCGGCGGATCTGCTGCGCGAGGCGCTGACACCGGTGAACGAGCAGTTGACAGCGCTGGCGGAAATGTCCGAATGGGCCGACGTCACGATCACGCCGGAGATGGAGATCCTCGCCGGCGGCCGCGCGTACGCCCTGCTCTCCGAATCCGAGCGCTGGCGGGCCGACGCGCACATCGCCGCCGCGATCGGCCACTTCTCCGGCCTGAAGCTGCTCGTACTCGATCGCGCGGACGTGGTGGTCGGCCCCGAGCGTGACCGACTGCTCTATTGGCTCGACGATCTCGCGCACGCCGGCCTGATCGAAACCGCACTGGTGTTCATGAGCCTGAAATCGGCGCCCGGCGGCCTGCCGGATGCCATCGAGACATTCTGGGTCGAGAGCGGCCACGTCGCGCCGATCGGCGCGCCGCGCACGCATCGGGAGGCAGCATGATCGAGCAGATCGAAAAGCATCTGGCCGCGGTGGAGGACGCAACCGCGAAAGCGATCTCGGCCGCGCTCGGCTTGCCCCAAGTCGAGGTATCGAAAACGCTGCACAAGATGGTCGGGGCCGGCACCATCGAGCGCGAGAAGCGTGCCGGCGGCGGCAACGAGTACGTGTACTGGCTCGCGGGCGCATCGCAACCGGCGCATAAGTCAGCTGCCAATGCCCCAACAGCGATCGGTCTCGGCGGTGAGCCGGCATATCCGAATGCTGTCTTCGCGATGGACCGCACGACATCGCCGCAGCTTCCGCCTGCTCAGGGCGTGATCGATGCCGCTCGCGACCTGCTGATGACCAGCGCGCCCAATGAGGTTCTTCAGCGGCTCAGGACGCTTCATCGCGAGCTGGTCGCATACGAGTCGAGCGGCAATCCGGTCTATATCGAGCCGGACTCTCATGCGATCACGTCGCTCGACATGACTCTCCAACTGCTGTCGGACATGCGAATCGCGCGCGACGAGTTTGCCGCCGAAAACGCGTCGTTGAAAGAAGTGAACACGCGCCTCAAGACGAACAACGCGCAGCTCGAGCAGCGCATCGACTCGCTCAGCGGTGATGTCCGCCCCATCGGGTCGCTTTTCGTCACCGTCGGTCGGTCATCGAAGCCCGTGCGGCACGCCACCATCGAGAAAGCGCAAAAGCGTGGCCGCGCGCTCGTGCGCAGCGAGAAGGAATCCGAGGTCCTCGTGCTCGAACCGGTCGGCCGGATCGTGCGCGGAACGGAATGGAGACCTCGATAACGCTTATCGGCACCGCCACGCCCAAATTGCCTCGGAGTGGCGGACTTGGGGCGGCCTGTACGTGCGCCCGTTTTTTCAAGGACAACAAGATGAAAGAGACCGCAGCCCACGCGGCAGACGTATCGCGCGACCAGCAATACGACAAGCTCCTCGCGACCCTGAATAGCAGCTTCGCCGCGCGCACGAGCGGCGAGCAGACGCGCCTGTACACGACCGACACCGATGGCCTGTTCGACGTCTACCTGAACACCCTGTCGGCGTCTCCTGAAGGGCGTCAGCACCACACCTGCAACGCATGCCGTCGATTCATCGAGCGCTTCGGCGGTCTCGTGACGATCGGTGAAGATGGTGCGCCGGCATCGGTGATCTGGGCGCCGGATCCCGGAGCTGCGGCAGACCATCCCTACTATGCCCCTGCTATCGCTCAGGTGCGAGACTCCGTCGAGCGTGCGCGTGTGACGGGCGTCTTCTACACGTCCGAGAGCATATGGGGTCTGCCGCGCACTGGCGAGTGGACTCACTTCAGCGTGACGCCCGGCCGCCACCTTATCCACCAGAGCCGCGTACAAACTGCGTTTCAGGCGATGGCAGAAGCGCGTGAGGACTACCGCACGATGATCACCGCGTTGCAGGAGATCACGCTGGCGACAGTCGAGACCGCCGTCACGCTGCTCAAAACCGATTCGCTGTACCGCTCTGAAAAGTGCCTGGGCGTGGCCGAATGGCTGCGTGATCTGATCGTCTCGCGCGATGCGGCGAAGAACAGTCGCGTGAAGGAGAACCTGCTGTGGCGCGCGGTCGCCACTGCGCCCGCCGGGTTTGCGCATCCCCGCTCCTCCATGATTGGGACGCTGCTCGAGGACATTTCCGCCGGCCTGCCGTTCGAAGACGTGAAGGCGAAGTTCGCCGCGAAGATGCACCCGCTCCTTTACCGGCGCCCGCAGGCTGCGCCAAGCGCCGGCACGATCCGCCAGGCTGAAAAGGTTGTCGAGCAGATGGGTATCGCTCCATCGCTCGAGCGCCGCTTCGCTCGCCTCGACGAACTGCAGTCGCTGTGGATGCCGCACACATCCGCAAGCGTGCCGTCGTCAGGTGGCGTGTTCGGCCACCTCAAATCAAAGAACATGAAGCGCGCCAACGCACCCATCAACGCGTCGGGTGGCGCGATCACGTGGGAGAAGTTCGCGCGCACGGTGTTGCCCGAGGCCGAAAGCATCGAGGTGTACGTCCCGACCGGCTCGGCCAACTTCGCGGCATACGTGACCGCGCAGCATGCCGATGCACCGCCGATCCTGCAATGGGATCGCGAGGATCGTCGCAATCCCGTGAGCTGGTATCTGTATGTCGGCGGCTCGATGGCTTCGAAGTGGGGACTCGTGCCCGGTGCGTGGGCGCGTGTGAATGCAATCAGCGCGCAGCCGTCTTCATGGCACGAACCGAACGATCGCCATGGCGCCGGCGTGCTGTTCGTGATCGACGGAGCGAGGGACCACCGTCACGAAGGCGCGGGCAATGCTCTGTTCCCCGAGTGCCTGCGATCGGAGTTGCATGGCGTGCGCGCGGTCATTGAAGCGTATTCGCGCAGTGCTTCGATAGCGGGCGTCGACGAAGCTTCCGCCTGCGGTCTGCTGCTGCAGAAGCAAAGCCGGTACACGCCCGGCCACCGCGTACGGGTGGCGGCCAAGGGCGCAACGCTCGAATACACCATCGACCGTTGGGACTGAGCATGATGGACGCGAGCTCCGCAGAGAAGAAAACACCGTGGAATCCGTCGCGCCGCGCGACGGCGCGGGTGAAGAACCCATTGCCGGCCCCGACCGCCTGCCCCTACGACGGCGGCCCGGTCGAGATCGTGAACAACGCCGAGATCTACGGCCGCGAGTACGGCGAATGGCCGTGGGCCTTCCTCTGCCGCACGTGCCGCGCGTACGTCGGGCTGCATCCGTTCACCGGCATTCCGCTCGGCACGCTCGCCGATGCGCCGACCCGCGAGGCACGGAAGCGCGCGAAAGCTGCATTCAACCCGATCTGGCAGTCCGGCGCGATGACGCGCACCGCCGCGTACGTCTGGCTGGCCCAGCAGCTCGGCATCGAGAACCACGAGGAATGCCACATCGGATGGTTCGATATCGCGATGTGCGATCGCGTGGTCGCAGTCATTTACGAGGAACTCTGGCGCGCGCTCGCGCGCCTGGAGCACGCCGAGCTGCTGCAAGACGACCGCAACCTGCTGCGGCCCGCGTTCGCCGCGTTGCACGGCGGCCAGGCGGTCCGTATCCCTGAGGCCGTCGTGGCGCGCATCCTGCACCTCGACGCGACACTGCCGAAAGCGACGGAGGCCTGACATGCTGCTCGACAAAATCGGCGGTGCTGACGCCGCTTTTCTCACCCAGATCGAAAACACCTACTGGGGTGGAAAGGTCGGCTGCGAACCACACCCGAAATTCGGCTATGGCTGCGACGTGCTACCGAACGGCTGGACCGAGATCACGTGGGAAGTGTTCGCGAAGTCGAAGTTCTTCTGGTACACGCCAATCGCGACTGGCTGGCTGCGCACGACGATCGGCAATGCGCGGCTGTTCTTCATGCATGACCGGGTCGGCTTCGCGCTGCTCGGCGACTACCGCGTCGGCACGGTGCAGGTATTCCGGTTTGGTTGCGAACACGACATGAACAGCGAAACCGTTGGCAACTGCCTGCACCGTTACACGTGCACGAAGTGCGGCTTCAGCGAAGTCGTCGATTCGTCGGACTGACGCCAATCAAGCCAAGGAAGTGCACGCCGCGACGCGCGATCGCGCCGCGGTGATCTACATCGCGCCTTCACACTTCAACGGCGGGTGCTCGGGTGACGGGTGGGCGCCGTCACATCGTGCACCTTGGCCTGCAGCCGCCGCACAGCGCTTTCATGCTACCCCGCTGCCATATGCGAGCCGAGCACCCGCCATTGAGGTTTGATCGATTACATGGAGATCCTGAATGAAGCGTGACCTGATGAACCGCAAGTACAACAGCTTCGGATTCTGCTGTGGGATCGGCGGTGGCGCGAAGGGCTTCAAGAAGGCCACCTCGTGCGTAGGCAATATGACCGCGACGTGGCGCTGCATTGGCGGCGTCGACGTCGATCCCGCCGCGGCGCGCGATTTCGAAATGCTGCTCGGCACTCCGTGCACGGTGATGGATCTGATGACGCGCGGGCAGTACACCGCGTATCACGAAAAGGAACCGCCGCCCGGGTGGCGCGAAGCGACGCCGGCAGATATCCAGCGCGCGGCCGGCAACGAGCATCCGCATTGCGTGTTCATCTCGTCGCCGTGCAAGGGCGCTTCAGGCCTGCTTGCGGAGAGCAAGGCGCGCACGCCGAAGTACCAGGCGCTCAACGAGCTGACGCTCCGGTGTGTGTGGCTCATGTGCGAGGCCTGGAAGGACGACCCGGTCGAACTGATCGTGTTCGAGAACGTGCCGCGGCTCGCGACGCGCGGCCGGCACCTGCTCGACCAGATCGTGCAGTTGCTGAGCCACTACGGCTACGCCGTGAACGAAACCGCGCACGACTGCGGGCTGCTCGGCGGGCTCGCGCAGAGCCGAAAGCGGTTCCTGCTGGTCGCGCGCCACACGGCCAAGGTTCCGGCGTTCCTGTACGAGCCGCCGCTCAAGCGCCTGCAGGGCGTCGGCACGGTGCTCGGCCGTATGCCGCTGCCGGGCGATCCGATGGCAGGTCCGATGCACCGCGTTCCGTCGCTACAGTGGAAGACGTGGGTACGCCTCGCATTCGTCGAGGCGGGCAGTGACTGGCGCAGCTTGAATAAGCTCGCCATCGAGAATGGTCACCTTCGCGACTACCTGATCGTGCCGGACATGCACAACGGCGTGCTCGGCGTGAATCGCTGGGATGAACCGTGCGGCGTCGTCGCGGGCGCAAGCCGGCCCGGGAATGGCTCGTTCTCGGTGGCCGACCCGCGCTTCGAGCAAAGTTCGCGATGGAATGACGGGCACGCGTACGGTGTGCTGCCGTGGGATGACCACTGTGGTGCGATCGCTGGACAGCAGAGCCCAGGGCAGGGCTATTACACCGTCGCGGATCCGCGGCACGCCGGCCCGGCGAAGCACAACAACGAATTCCGGATCGTGCCCTGGTGCGACGCGGCGGGAGCGGTTACGAGTGCGCACGGCACGGGCCAGTGCGTGCAGGATCCGCGCGCGACCACGGGATTCGAGGGCGCGGGCAAGTACCGCGTCACCGCCTATGACGAGCCGGCCGGCACCGTCATCGCGCGAAGCGACAGCGGTCAGGGCGCGTTCGCAGTCGCGGATCCGCGCCCTGGCATGCGTCGCGAGCGCGGGGATGCCTACCTGACGGGCGGCCACTACGGCGTCGTCGGGTGGGACCAGGCCAGCGGCGCAGTGTCGGCCGCGGCTGGTCATGACAACGGCCGATGGTCCGTGGCAGATCCGCGCCTGCCCGCTGCGAGCGCCAAGCTCGTCGCCGTGATTCGCGCGCTCGACAACACCTGGCACCGCCCCTTCACGACGCTTGAGCTCGCCGCGCTGCAGTCGCTCGTCGAGCCCGAGCAGTTGCAGATCGACGCCGAGCAGGACGAATGGGCGCGCCAGCGTATCGCCGCAACCGGGAATGCCTTCCCGTTCAAGCTCGACGGCGACAGCGATTCCGCCTGGCGCGAGCGCATCGGCAACGCGGTGCCGCCCGATGCAGCGCAGGCAATCGCCGAGGTGATGGCGACCACCCTTTTGCTCGCTGAATCCGGCGAAACATTCCAACTTTCGTCGACGCCCGTATGGGTGCGCCCGGTCGCCATTGCGCTGACCGTCCCGCCGCAAGCCTACTGATACCGAGGACCACACGATGACCACCGAAAGCAAAAAAAGCCCCGCTCCCGAACAGGCGAGCGAGGCTACGAGGTCGGCAGAAACGGCTGCGGTTGGTGCCGTTACTGCCGAAGCCATTGTCGAGCAGCATGACAGCCCGATCAATGGGACACGTTCGAAATTCAGGGGCGAAAAGAGCGGCGCTGATGCGCTGACGGACGAGCAAATCGACGCAGTATGGGAACGCCTGAATGGTGCTACCAGGGTTAGTCGATTCTGGTTTAGGGATGCCGTGCGCGCCATCCTCGCCACATCCCCTGTCGAGCAGCCCGCAGCAGCGCCGGCGGACGAGCGGACGACGACGTTCGATGAATGGCTGGAGCGCTACGTGACGGAGACGGGCGGACGAGTGTTCCCGCCCGATGCGTTGCGGGCGTGCTGGCATGCCAGCGCCGCAGCGGCCAAAGAGACGGGGGCGGAAGGGGCAACGGATCTGAGAGAACGCGCACGTCTAGCGGCTGATCAATGGGCCAATCCCGGCACGTCAATCCCGCAGCGAACCGCCTATCGCGATGGCTTCATTGATGGAGCTAGCTCGCCAGCTATTGCGGCGCAGGCGGTTGCCGCATGGTTGCATCGCGACGATCCGCGCGACTGCATCTCGGACGCGAAGAAGCGCGACATGATCGAGCATGCCGGCTCTGGCGGCCGTCGGCTTGCCGAGAACTACTCGATAGGCCTCTGCCGGCTGGACGCACTGCCCGCTATGGCGGCAGCAGCGCCGGCCGACGGCGACCGCGAGTTCCACATTGCCGCGGTGCAGTTGGTCAATGACATGATGGACGCGTGGCAGTCCGGCACACCCTATCGCTCGGTATCGAGCGGGATTCATGCACGTATCAATGCGCTGCTGACCGCGCCGATTCCGGATGCCGCCGCCCCCTCGCCGGCGGACGAGCTGGCGGCGTTTGAGGCGTGGTACGAGCGGACTTGCCCGATCAGCGCGGAAGCGCTTCGAACCGGTGCGTGCGACGAATCGATCCAAGAATCTCGGAACGAAATGGCGCTCGGCTTCAGCGCAGGCGTCGCCTATGCCCGCGCGGCAGCATCGCCCGCTGCGTCGGGCTCGCGGATTTGTCAGCTTCAGTGGATCGGCGAAAGCAAATGGCGCGACGTGACGCGCGACGAGTACATCGCCGCGTTGAATTCGAGCCAAATGGACGACCTGCGATTCCGCGTCGTCTATGACGCCCCGCAACCCGCGCAGCCCGACGCACCGGCAGAGGCGCGCGAGCCGAGCCTGACGAACGAGCAAATTGCCGCTACAGCGCGGCAGCACGCGACTTCGTTCGTCGACGGAGATGACGCTATCACTGACTTGTTCTTCGAGGGAGATTCCTATCTGGAATTCGCCCGCGCCATTCGTAACGGAGCCGACCATGCTTGAGCGCTACGTGGCGATTCTCAGTGAGCCTGAGCCGCCTAACGCTGCAGGTTTTGCGGCCGACCTGAAGGAACACGTTCCCGAGGCTCGGATTGTCGAACAGCGCGGTGATCGATACGTGATCGAGTGCCCCGTCTATGCGGAAGTCGAACTGATCGATTTCTTCGAAGCGGCCGAATGCACGTACAGCCGGAACAGAACGTACAAGCTTTCGAACGGAGCCGACCATGACCAGTAAGCTAACGGCCGAACAGATCGTCGATGCCTTCAATCTCGCTGGAGTCGATTTCCCGCGCGATCGCGGAAACGTCAGTCGACTGATCGCTGCTGTACGCGCCCTTCTCGCCCCCACGCAACAGCTGAGCGGAGAACCCTCCCTCAATAACCCGATGGTACGGTTTCCTACGGAAGAGGATATACGGGAGTGGGAGGAGGCGCGGAAGCGGCAGCCGTGCGGCGAGCCGGCATCAGCCGGCGTCACAGCCGCTGCGCTCGCAGTAATCGAGGCTGATCGAGCCCACGTGCTGACCGACGATCATATCGACGCGCTCGAGAACGCGATCCGGATCCAGCGCGACGAGCTGAAGTTGCCGGAGGCGCGTGCCAAGCTGCCACGCTTCCCGGTCGTGCTCTGCAAGATGTGGAGCGGTGGCGAGGTTCAGCACTGGATCGACGAGAACGTCGCGCTGCGCGATGCGCTCGACCACATCGCCCGCGTAGCGCGAGGTAGCCGCGAGCAGTCGCGCCGCCAGCGCTGGATCGAGCTGCGTGCGCTGGGCGCGCTCAACGGCACCGACGAATGGCGCACGCTGCCGCTGCCGAAGAACGGCGACGGCGTCCGCCGCCGTCTCGTGCACCGTATTTCCGAGCTCGAAGCCGAGGTCGAGCGCCTCAACGCGATCATCGCCGCTCATCCGGACCAGCCGGAGGCGCGCGTCGATGTGACGGACTGGCAGCCGATTGAGACGGCTCCGGCCGATACGGCGGTGATCGTGTTCTGGCTAGATCCGGAATCCCCCGAGAACCCAGAGCGCTACGACTTCGACATGCTCGACGAAGGATGCTGGCGCCAGTGGACGGACCACTACGACTGGGCGCACTCGGTTGCTCCGGCTGGCAGCCGGCTGCCGCGCGAGCAGCCGCCGTACACGCACTGGAAGCCGCTCGGCTCGCCTGATGACGCGGTCGAGTGGCTGAAGAAGTTCATTGCGGACCGACACGCTGCGCGTTCAGCTGCAGCGTCCGCCAAGGCGACCTAAACGACGAGAACAGACGCGGACGACCGCTGGATCACGGCGGCGGCTCCGCATCGTCCACTGCCGACACCACACCGAAGACGCGCGCTTCGTCAGCAACTGTCCGGAGATTCAGCTGTGATCGGCCGGCGAAATATTCGGATTAACCGCGAATTCATTGTCGACGAGAGCTGCCGCCGCAGAAACTGCAGCGACCGCGTCCAGGCTGTCTCGGAACGTCCAGTCATACCCGGTCGCTGTCTTGCTGTCGGCACCCTCAGGCACCAGAAAGACCCGCAAACCCTCCCGGTACCCGAGACATCCAGGAAGCCTCCTGTTGAGCTCTTCGATATACCTCTCCGGCGATATGACTTTGCGTGCCATGGCTCACCCCCTTAGTTATTTACCAGGAATCGTAGCATGAGCGAGAACACCGAAATCGAATGGTGCGACCACGAGCTAATTCAGGCCCGGCACACAACCATGATAGGCGTGAGCGAGCCAGTGGCACGCACGGCAGAGGGTTATGCCATTGCTGACATCGAAACGCAGCTCGGGATATTCCGCCCATTCCTTGCGATGGTGCGCTTCAAGATTCCCGCCTTTATCGTCGCCACAGTGGATGCACATCCAGCCATCTCGCGACATCACGTCGTATCGCCAACGTTTGGCCTCCGCGCTGGCCCGTCCATTTTGACGCTCGGCACTTTTGCCGTCGATATAGCGAGGCGCAGCCGGCCCCCGAAGTGCACGCTCCCGCACGATTGCGCTGATCTTCGCTTTCGTTTCGGAGCTACGCGGAACGCCTTTCATAGGGCTAGCAAAACCCTTCGGTCTCCCCATGCGTGCACGAGCTTCTGCCGAGAACTGCTTGCCGCGCATTGGCGACTGTCGCCCCTTCGTAACCACCCGATCTTCAGCTTTCACGCGGCTGCACCCGAGGCATTTGGCCGAGAGGCCGTCGTGTCTCGTGCGGTCACGATTAAAAAGCGCGCGATCTTTCCATTGCTTGCACGACGTGCATCGCTTTTCCTTCTCACTTTTCGCGATGAACGTCGCCAAATCCATGCCCGCCTTCTTGGCGGCAATTTTCAAAGCCCCTTCCGGAGTCTGAGCCATGGCTGAGAATTCGATGATTGAGTGGACAGATCATACCTTCTCGCCATGGATTGGCTGCACGAAGGTGTCGCCCGGGTGCGACCACTGCTACGCCGAGCACCTGATGGACACCCGCATGCACAGGGTCGTGTGGGGGCCGCGCGGCGAGCGCGTGCGCACCTCGGCATCGACGTGGCGGCAGCCGGTCCGCTGGAACGCACGGCACGCCGAATTCTTCGCCGCGCACGGCCGGCGCCAGCGCGTGTTCTGCGCGTCGCTCGCCGACGTGTTCGACAACGCGGTCGCCGACGCCTGGCGCGCGGACCTGTTCGATCTTATCTGGAACACGCCTCACCTCGACTGGCTGCTGCTTACGAAGCGCATCGGAAATGCCGGCCGCATGATCGAGCGCGCGCTGCAGCTCGCCGGCCGCGGCGTCAACACGCCTTGGCCTTGGGCGAACGTCTGGCTCGGCGCGACGATCGTCAACCAGGCCGAGGCCGACCGCGACATCCCGAAGCTGCTCGCGGTGCCGGCGCGCGTGCGCTTCCTGTCGATGGAGCCGCTTCTCGGGCGCGCGCGCCTCGACGCTATCCGCAGTCGGGATTGGGACGAGGATCTTCTCGTGAACGTGCTGACGGGATACGGCATCACGTCTCCTCGTCAGGAAGAGCCTCACAGAGTTATCAACGAGACGATCGACTGGGTGATCGCCGGTGGCGAAAGCGGCCCCGGCGCGCGCCCGATGCATCCGGAATGGGCGGCCGACCTGCGCGACCAGTGCGCGCGCGCCGGCGTGCCGTTCCTGTTCAAGCAGCACGGCGAATGGGCGCCCGGCTCCGGCGACTTCGGCGCAGGAAGATTCGAGACTGCGGCGATCGCGCGCGACGGCCGTGTCGCGCCGGGCGGGCACCGCGTCGAAGACTACCCGGCCGGAGCGGCGAGCGGCGACGGATGGGCGATGGTCCACCGCGCCGGCAAGCGCACCACCGGCCGGTTGCTCGACGGTCGCACGCATGACGAATTCCCGGAGGCACGATGACCGAACGCCCTATCCTTTTCAGCGGCCCGATGGTGCGAGCCATCCTCGGAGGCCGCAAGACGCAGACGCGGCGCGTTATGAAGCACCAGCCGCCCGACGACGTCGCGCCGATCACCATATCGCACTACCATCCGACGATCGTCGATCGGCACGGCGAGGAAGCACCTGGCGCCGAGATCTTCGGCGCGTTCAGCGATGACGGCGAATGGGGATGCAAATCACCTTACGGTGAGCCCGGCGACAGGCTGTGGGTTCGCGAGACGTGGCAAGGGCCGCTCATTGAAGATCGCGAACGCGACGCATATCTCGAGAGCCGGACGGACTTCCATTCGCCGAAGTACTGCGAGTACGCGGCCGACGGCGGCGCAGCACCGGACTTCGTGACGTTCGACGACGAACTCGTCCAGCGCTGGCGCCCTTCGATTCACATGCCGCGCTGGGCATCGCGAATCACGCTCGAGATCACCGGCGTGCGCGCCGAGCGCTTGCAGAGCATCAGCGAGCCTGATGCACGCGCCGAGGGCGTGACGATTGAAGACCACCACATGCGCGGGTACTGCGCTGGCGCCTATCGGCCGCCGAGCATCCGCGCCTTTCATGATCTGTGGGACGGCCTGAACGCCGCGCGCGGCCACGGCTGGGACGCTAACCCATGGGTGTGGCGCATCGAATTCCGGAGGATCGGATCATGACCGAACGCCTTTTGAGCGAAGCCGATCTCGTCCGTGTGACCGGCAAGAAGCGGTACGGCAAACAGGCCGAGTGGTTCAAGGCGACGTTCGGGATCGACGTCGTCACGGCCGCGAATGGCGCCGTGATCATGACCTGGTCGACGTTCGAGTCGCTCCAGGCGAAGAAAGCCGGCCTCGCCGGCGATGCGCCCGGCACGCGCGAGCGGCCGGCCCTCCGATCTGTCCACCGAGCTGCATGAGCCCGAAGAGAAAGCTGCCGCTCCGCGTCTACGTCCGAGACGGCTCGTACTACTGGGTCCAGCCCTACACCGAACGCTGGAAGCGCCTGGGCCGCGTCTCGGACGGCGAGGTGCGCATGCTCGAGCGGCTCGCCGCGGAGAAGGCGAAGATAGAGCAGATCGACGGCACGGGCAACATCCCACACCTGGTCGACAAGTACGTACGGCTGCACGAGAAGGACCACAAGGAAAAGGCGTGGCCGGCCTACGGACGCTACGTGAAGCGCGGGTTCGCGGACGTCGACATCGATCAGATGGACGTGCCCTACGTCCGCCAGTTCCTCCGGGACAACTGGAAGGACAAGCCGCACATGCAGCGCGTGATGCGTGCATTCCTGTCCGGGTTCTTCGACTGGTGCATCGACCAGCGCCTGCTGACGACGAACCCATGCCGCGACGTGAAGCTGAAGAAGCCGAAGCCGCGCTCGACGCTGATCACGGGCGACCATTTCGCCGCGATCAGGGAATGCATGCTCACGTTCACGTACGAGCGCGGCGGGCGCCGGCTCACCGCCAGCGTGCCGACCGGCCCGATGATGCAGTGCTTCATCGACCTATGCTACTTGACCGCCCAGCGCTCAACCGAGATCCGTAATCTGCGGTGGACCGCCGACCCGCGCGATCCGGACAGCTGCTCATGGGTTGACCGCGCCGCCGGCGTGATCCACTTCCGCCCCTCGAAGACCGAGGATTCGAGCGGGGTATCGGTCGACTTCACGATCACGCCAGAGATTGACGCGGTGCTCGAGCGCGCGCGCGGCATCGGCCGCATCAAGGGCGTGCACGTGATCCACACGAAGCAGGGAAAGGCATATGCGGCGAACACCGTCCTGAAGGCATGGAAGGTGGCGAAGAAGCGGGCCGGCCTGGAAGACGTCCGGTACACGGTCAAGGACATCCGCGCGATGGCGCTGACGGACGCCGAGAACGCCGGATACGACATCGAGACGCTGAAGGAGGCAGCCGCCCATACGAATGAGGATCAGACCCGCGACTACATCAAGTCCAGAAATGTACCGACGAGCGAAGTTCGTCTATATGTACCACGGCGCGCGAGCGGCTAA